AAAGAGAATTAGAGAGATGGCTATTAAAGAAGAAATCAGCCTGAATACAGTTGATTTAGATAACACAATCAAAATTATGGAAGATGTAAATAATGCATTTATTCAGTATTTGGATAGTTCGTTTATACCAAAAATGAAAGGGGAATAAGTATGGCAAATGAAGTAGCACAAGCAAGAAAACAGGGTATAGCAACATACCTTACCAGAGAAGATGTAAAGGCTCAGATTACAAGCCTTGTAGGGGAAAAGGCATCTCCAACATTTATATCATCAGTAGTTAGTGCAGTACAGACGAATCCAAGTTTGGCTGAGTGTTCAAATGCATCAATCTTAGCAGGTGCATTACTAGGAGAGAGTTTAAAGTTATCTCCAAGTCCTCAGTTGGGATGTTATTATCTAGTGCCTTATGAAACTAAAGATAAAGGCAAAGTTGCACAATTTCAGATGGGTGCAAAGGGATATAAACAGCTTGCAATCCGTTCAGGACAGTATCAGAAGATGGTTACATCAAACATCAAAGAAGGTGAATTGAAATATTACAATCCTATCACCGAAGAGTTTGTATTTGAGCCAATTACTGATGAAAAGGTTAGAAATACACTTCCTACAGTTGGCTATTATGCAATGTTTAGATTGAACAATGGATTCACCAAAGAATTGTATTGGTCCAAGGAAAAAATGGAAAGTCACGCAAAGCAGTATTCAAAGGGTTATGCAAAAGACTTACAGAAGAAAACATCTTACACATTCTGGTCTAAGGATTTTGATGGAATGGCTGAAAAGACAATGATTCGTCAGCTTATTAGCAAGTGGGGAATTATGAGCGTGGAAATGCAGAAAGCCTTTGAAGGTGATATGGGTGTTATCGGTGATGATGGTCATGTTCATTACATTGATAACGAGCATGATGCTAAAGAGGATGCTATCAACGATATTGAGCAGACAGCTACCGAAGATTTTGTAGTTGATACAACAATGACAGAGGTTAAGGAGTAATGAAAAAGAGTAGATTAGAGCCATTTAAGGAACGTATTATAGAACTTTTATCTGAGGGTAATACCTATAACCAGATTGTTGACCATCTTTATTATGAACATGATATAGACACCACGGAGAGTGCAGTTTGTACATTCGTAAATAATAATCATTTGCGTGATTCAATACAAATTAAAAAGCCTGTTTGTACTCAATGTGAGAATTACATTGAAATTGGAACTAAATATATCCAAACACGAAGTTCAAACGTGAGAGTGTGCAAAGCCTGCTTAGAAGTTATACCACAGGCAGCTTACATTTCACCTACATTTTGCCCAAGAAGGAATGAAAACAAAAATGATTAGGGTAGGAGACATAATACTAATAGAAACTCCAATGGAAGTTAAACATGAGATTAAGGAATTTGTTGTAGAACAGGTGTATAGAACTCATGCAATGCTTTCAGATGGAATTATCAGAGTGGATTATCCACTTTGGGATTTAGAACATTATCGGCAGCCTATTAAGGGTTGTTGGAATTAGTGAAAGGGGGTGATTTAGAAATGAGATTGTGTTGCGGTGGTTCAGGTTCAAGCGGTAATTGTTACGTTTTGCAATCTGACAAAGAAATTCTTCTCTTAGATAATGGGGTCTCCACAAAAGCCATGATGCCCCTTATCGACTTTAGAATTTCAGACATTTGCGGTTGTTTAATAACACATTCTCATTCTTGACAGACCATGATGGTTATGCAAGCGATTGGCAAAAAAGAGGTATTAAGGTTATTAGACCATTTGATGAAACTCATAATAACACGATGTTAAAAAAAGGTTCATGCTTTCAATTCAAACCTATACCACTAACAGATAATCAAGGTAATTGGACTCATACAAATGGGGATGGTTCACCTTGCCCGATATATGGCTACTACTTATACCACGAACAATTAGGTAGCCTGGTCTATTGCACGGATACAGAGTTTATCAAATATAAGTTTAAAGGCATTAATCACTTCCTGATTGAAGCTAATTATGACCTTGACACTTTGGAAAATGAGGATGCAAAAGCAAATAGAGTTTTTGGTTCTCACCAAAGTATCCAGGCAGCTTGCAAATTTATTCAGGCGAATCTTTCAGATGATTTAAAGTCCGTGACACTTTGTCATCTATCTTCTCAGAATGGTTCGCCTGAGAAATTCAAAGAAATGATGCAAGAAGTAGTTGGAGACAACGTTAATGTTTATATAGCCAAAAAAGGGCTAGAGATAGAACTATGAATGTAAATAGAAAGGAAAAACGCAAATTCTAGGTAGACCTAGTTCCTAAAGATGAACACAAGTTATTTAGGGTAATTTATTAAAACGTGGCTATAAGCACCTTTAGGGTGTGCATGACAGCAAATCAATAATCCTTTGTTACAAGAATGAACGTAGCAAAGGTGCGTGAAATATGATGTTAATTTAAGACCTATTCACTATGCAAGTGTTTCAGGTCACAAAGATAGTTTGTATATGCTCAATCTGATTTTACAGAATCCAGATAAATACCCTCTTGATATGGTTGCAAATTTTGACCTTGAAATAGAGTGGTCGTGGGCTAAACAAGTAGTTGATTTTATGGAGCAAAGGTGCGTGAAAGCAGGTATCAAATTTGTTCGTATAAAGCCTAGAAAAACATTCAATGAATTATATGAAAAATATGACATACCTACACGCAATGCTAGATGGTGTAACTCAGATTACAAGCTAGATTGTAAAAAGCAGCTGAATGAATGGATATTACAGCAGAATTGTAGACCATTAGCTTATATAGGATTTTGTGCTGATGAAACTAAGCGATTTAAGTACGAATTAGGCGAATGGGAAAATCAAGAATGTTGCTACCCATTGGCAGAAGAGGGAATAACCGAAGATGTTGTTTTGGAATGGGCTAAAAATCAGCCTCTATTCCAAGATTGGTACAAACATTTTAAACGTGCAGGATGTATGTTATGTCCGATGTTAAGTCGCAAAGAGATGGCTTATTTGAGCCTACATTATCCGAATGTATGGGAACAATGGCTTGTAATGATTCGTAAATACGAAGAAAGATTCAACACAACATTGTTTGGTGAACCTATTGACCGATTAGACAGAAGAATCGAAGAAAAATGGATTCCTGTTTTAGTGAATGAAGATTTATATGAACAGACTACAATAATGGATTTTATTAAGTAAAGGAGATACGGATATGATTCCAAAATGTTTAGAAGATGAACTAAAAGAAGATGCAGTAAATCATCCATCACATTATTGCCAGGAAGGTGGGATGGAATGCATAGATGAAATGCTTATGGTGTTCGGTATTGAAATGGTAATGGCATTTTGTTTATGCAATATATGGAAATACAGAAAAAGAGCCATCTATAAGAATGGTGAAGAAGATATGAAAAAAGCTGATTGGTATATGAATAAGTATGCCGAATTAAAGGCTAAATTTGACGATTAGAGCGATTTTAAAATTTACCCCTACACTTTATTGTCTAAAAAGGTAGACCTACCTTAAATCGGCTCTATAGAGGTCACAAGGGTAAATTACAAAGTAAAGGAGACAAAAAGTTATGTTAAAGCAAGGTGGTTATGCAAAAGTAGACAGCATTAAGACTTATGCTGAATACAATTTCACAAAAGTAAAACTGACAACAACAGGAGTAGGCAAAAGCGGTAAAGAATATACCGATTTCAAAGGTTTTGCAACTTTGTTTGGTGCAGCTTATGAAAAGTCGGCTGATTTATCAGAGGGAGATTCAATTCACGTTTTGGATATGGGTGTTACTACTTCTAGTTCAGGTGGCAGATTTTACACCAATGCCAATATTTATGACATGGATATTATCCACAATGAGAATGTAGAGGTGTCTGAGGATGAAGAATCCTTACCTTTTTCTTAAAGAGGTGATTAGGATGCCAGAGATAAAGCTATTAGAAGATGTAGGGCAGAAAGAAAACTTGCACATCAAGAAAAATCAGTATTGGCTGAAAAATAACATCGAGGTCCAAAGAGTGGGTTTACCTTGCGGTGATTACGTTTTAGTAAATGACAAAGTGCAGGATGTTTTGAATCGTAAAGCTGCAAGGAATATAGCCCCTAAGAAGATGGACTTTGCAGGCACTTATGACATTTGTGTTGATACTAAAAAGGACATTCAAGAATTAGTCGGTGATATTTGCGGTAAACAACACGAACGTTTCAGAGATGAATGTTTATGGGCTAAAAATAATGGAATCCAATTAATAATCCTAGTTGAGAATGATTACCAGGCATTAACAAAGGATGGTTCAATAGCAAACAAGACTATTCATTCACTTGAAGAATTACCTAAATGGAAAAATCCTAGATTATTTATTTGGAAAAATGGTAGACAAGCATATCCAACAGCGACAAAAGGGGTAACTCTTATGAAAGCCTGTCACACGATGCAATGGAAATACGGAGTACGCTTTGAATTTTGCAGTTCAGCCGAGGCAGGACAAAGAGTTATTGAACTACTGAAAGGGGGAGAATGATAGCAATGGATGATTATTACATTAATGTTTTATCAAAGCAACAACCTGAAACATTGAAATTGTTTTTTAGTCTATTTAATTTAACAGATGAACAATTTCTAAGAATTGAAGATTTTTGTGAACAGGTAGATGAATGCGAAAGTCCTATAGAAAAAATGCTTTTAGCTGCTTTAGAAATAAAAGCTATGCAATATGAAGATTCATACGAAGTGAGTATATGGACACAATACGATAGTTTTCCAATTGATAAAAAATACAGAGCAGATTTTTATATCAGAATGGATAACGGTCCTTGGCATTGTTTATACGGAAAAAAACTTAAAGAAGCAGAATTGTTAATAGAGTGTGATGGGCATCAATTTCATGAAAAAACAAAGGCACAAGTAAAATATCGAAATGAACGAGATTTAGAATTGAAAAAGGCAGGTTATGACATTTTACATTTTAGTGGTTCTCAAATTTATAACGAACCAATGAAATGTGCAGATGAAATATTTAATTATTTAATCATAAAAGCAGAGGGGAAAAATAATGGCTAACGAAGTTAAATGGATAAAGATTTCATCAGGAATTTTTGAAGATGATGCTTTTCAATTAATTGATGCTATGCCAGAAGCGGATGCAATTGAATTAATTTGGTTTAAATTGCTAGTTTTTGCAGGTGCATCAAACAATCAAGGAGTGTTTTTATTTAAGGATAAAGTTGCTTATACAGATGAAATGTTAGCAGCGGTATTTCATAGACCATTAAATATAGTCAGATTAGCATTACAAACATTTGAGCAAATGGGAATGATTGAGCAAATTGATAATGTCTATTCAATTCCTAATTGGGATAAATACCAAACATTAGATGCTTATGAACGTAAAAAGGAAAGGGATAGGCTATATCAACAGGAAAGACGAGATAAACAAAAATTATTAATCGAAGAAAAAAAATCGTCTGACAATCGTCTGACAGTAGGGCGAGATTGTTCTTATTCTAATTCTATATATATATTTGATAAACATAATAATAAAGAAAATCTTATATATATATTAGATAACGATGAACAGTATAAAAAATTAAAAGTCGAACTAAGACAAGCCATGATTGATTGGATGGTTTATAGGGATGAAAGAAAACCCAAGAGTAAATTTCATTATGGGGAACAAGGATTAAAAAAATGGATTACTCAAACAATAAATACAGCTATTGATTATGGAACACAAGCAACAATAGAACAGATTAATATTGCAATTGCTAATCAATGGATAGGGACAGGCTATGAAAGAATGGAGAAGAAAAGCTAATGGAAAATAACAACATAGAGGATGGCATCATTGGTTGCATCTTAGTAGAGCCTAAAAGCTTATTTGATGTTTATGACAAAATAACACCTGATATGTTTACCACTAATTTTTGCAAAAGGGTATATGAAACAGCTTTAAGCCTTTACGACAGAGGAAAAAATTTTGATGCAATCATCCTTGCTAATGAAATGGCAAATGACAAAAGTGATTCAACTGTATATGCTAATCAATTTGCAAAATTAATTTCAGATTGTCCTGGTTCTTGGTTAATTAAAGAATACACCAATAAGCTGATAGCTAATTATCAAAGTAGGAGATTAAATCTATTAATAAAGGATATAGACACTAATCCAACAACTGTTAAAGATGCTATTGGTAGACTAATAACTAAGTTAGAGGAAATTCAAGGTAATGAAAGAACGAAAAGTCATACTCTAGCAGAAATAGTAGACAACAACAAAAATAATTACTTTAAAGATTCTGCTGATAAAGAAATGATTATAAAGACAGGACTAGATAAGTTGGATGAATGTATATCCTTTGTTGGCGGTGATGTAACTGTTATTGGTGCTAGACCATCAGTAGGTAAGTCAGCATTAGCAACTCAGATAGCAAAAAATGTTGCAAGGCAAGGAAAAAAAGTAGGATATTTCAATCTTGAAATGGTAGAAAGCCAAGTATACGAGAGATTGGTTGCAAGCGAAAGTAATATTCCACTTGTTCGCATTAGAAAAGCAAAGAATTTTTTAGGAGATGAAAAAAATAATTTTGCGAAAGCTAATGAATATTTGCGAAAGCTAAATATCGTAGTTTCAACAGGTAGTAAATCAGATTTAGATATTAAGGCAGAAAGCAGACATCAAAATTTTGACCTAATCATTATTGATTATTTGCAGCTTATCAGAAGCCATAAAAAATGCGAAAGCCGAAGGGTTGAAGTAGGTGAGGTTTCCAGAGGAATTAAATCTCTAGCAATGGAATTAAATGTGCCTGTGATACTTCTTAGTCAATTATCACGTAAATCTGAGTATACACAAGATAAAGAGCCTAGCATGGCAGACCTTAGAGAAACTGGTGATATAGAACAGGATGCAAGCACGATAATTCTAATGTGGAATTTAGCAGATGAGCCAGAATATAAAGAATTTAAAGGCTTGAAAGTGGATAAAAACAGACAAGGTGAATTAATGACAGAGTGTTTAGATTTCATAGGTGAAAAAATGACATTTATGGAAACTAAGGAATCAATCAATGAGGTAAAGAAACAGTTAAAGGATTTTAAGCCAATTCAAGATGATGATTTACCTTGGAATTAAAGGAGATGCAGATGAAAGAAAACATAGGCAAGGGTACAGAGATATTTTCCTTTATGGGCGAGATATTCAAGCTAATGTCAAATTATTGGATTCCAGAAAACACTGAAAACTATTTTGACGATTTGATTAAGGCTAGTGATGATTTGCTAAATAAGTACAAGACTTGCGACTTTTATCCATTTGCTAAAGGCATTGTTCTAATTCTAAACATTTATTTAGCTGAATTGAAATTCAAAGGGATAAAAAATGGTACTTGGCAAATAAGTTTTAAAGCCGATTAAAGCAATCTAAATTCAAAGATAGGGAAACGTTCAAAGAAGTTTTCCAAATGGCTAGAAAAGGCATCTACAGACGTTACAGAGGGTGATTATGTTAAGGGCAGTATATATGTTAGTAGACAAAACGAAATATAGATTTCCAATTGTAGTTTGCGATACTGTTCAGGAATTATCACAAATTACAGGAAAATCGGTTTCATACATTAACGACACAATAAAAAAAGCTGAGAAGAGAGGGGGAGAATCCCAATATGTAAGAGTATGGATAAGGGATGGTAAACATGGCAAAAATATTAAATCCAAAAAGAAAAAAAGAAAGAGAGGTGATGTAAATGGAACAGCTTAGTATCTTTGATTTTATTGACAATGGAATTAAGCCTTACGGCATTAATAAAACAATCAGACTTATTGAGTTGTTTGGTTGAAGGTGGTATCGGAGCGCAAGCGAAAGCCCTGGAGAGATTAGGTGCAGACTTTGAACACTATAAACTATCTGAATGGGAAGTACACGCAACAGCAAGCTATCATAAGATTCACATGAAAAATGATACTACAAGCATTAGTATACATAGGAGCATTATTCATATCATTGTTCCTGGTTAATTGGTTGGATAAGGGGGATAACTAATGGTATATGCTGATTTTGTAAAAAAGTGCATAAAAGAATACAAGGAAACAGAAAACGAGTTTATATACCAACTTATAGCCCCTTTTTCTGATACAGTTGTTGAAAAAACATTAAGCAAAAAAGAACTAAAAAAAATTCTTTTAAAGGGTATGCAAAAATCAATCCCTCTAGAACAGGTTAAACAGGCTAGAGAGGAAATGAAAGAGTGTTCTTATAGTCTAGCGTGTTTTAATGAGGATGTATTTGATGAAGATGAAAGAGTTGTTGACTTGGATGATGTACTGATAATTCTAGATAGGCTAATAGGAAGTGAGGAAAAGTAAATGATTAAAATTGGGATTCCAAGAGATAGGGATAAATTTTGTTTAAACTGTAACTGTCATAAAGAGGATTGTAAGGAATTGAAATTCTCAATTGGCTCAAATAATTCTTGTTTTACAGTCATATGTCTTTGTAAGGATTGTAGAGACCAATTAAAAAATTTATTGTCACAGGAGAAAGAGTAAATGAAAAAGAAATTAATTGCAATCTTAATTGTAGGCGTGTTATTGTTTACAGCTTGTGCAAAAGTAGAATCTGTAAACGATAATAAACAGGAAGAAACAAGTATGTTTGTAGAAGTAGAACAAGCACGTTATTGGTGTGTAGTCTATCAGAGAGATACAAAAGTAATGTATGTTGTCAGCTATGGTGCTTATAACTATGGAACCTTTACATTACTTGTTAATCCAGACGGAACACCTATGTTGTGGGAAAAATAGAAAGCGAGGAAAAGTAAATGAAGTATACAGTAGAGATTAAAAACGAAATAGCAAATGAAAGAAAGTGAGTGAAACTTAGTGAAACTTAGAAAGTGAGGAAAAAATGGCAGATATAGAATTAGTAATTAAGATACCAGAAGAGTTATATGAAATTATCAAAGACAGAAAGTTGGCAACGATGTATCACGCAGATAGGCTCTGGAAAGCAGTGAGAAATGGCACACCACTTACACCAGATGTGTTAGCAGATTTGTTAATGGAAGAAAGGATAAGAGGAAAACTGAAACAGAATATATCTTATTCAAAGAATATTATTGATGATGTTAGGTGCAGACTAACTGTGGACATTATAGACCGTAGACCTTGTTTTTGTGGTGCTGAATTAAGGGAAGTGTGGAGAGAAAGTGAGGATTAAATGAATCTATTAGAGCATTACATTGATGAAATAATCAGTGAAGAAAAAATACAAAATCCCCAAAATGGGAACAAATATTACAGAGTGAATGCAATCGTGGATTGTTACGGACATAAAGAACAGATAAACAGACTATTTTTGATAGAAGAATGGGAACAGGCAAAAGAACAGGGTTATTACATGGCATAGAAAGTGAGGAGCAAATGGATAGAGAAATGATAGATAAAAATGTTGCAATTTTAGAGTTAATAGCAGATTTTAAGATTGCAGTTACACAACTTAATGAAGATTGTAAACGTGCACGTACAAGGGCGGACATAGCGGAAGATATTATTGATAATCTCAAAACAGAGAAACGCCTCATTGAATTAAAAATGGATAGGGTTTTAATCCGTTTAAAGGACATGCTAAAAGAAGGTACAGTTATTACAGAAGAGGACATTGCGGATTGTATTGAAATTTTAGAAGAGGAGATTCGAAATGACTAAATTAATGGAAATAGATATTGATTTAACACCCGAAGATATTGTGGAATATATCATCAATGCAGATTCACAGGAACAATCAGCTATATTGTACAAACTGTCAAAGGTACATTATAGAGAAATAGGAAAATTTCTAATACAGCTACAAGCGGTAGTTGATGATATTAAAGATAGTTACAACCATGATATACAAAATAATATTAAGAGAATGGTTGACGATTTGCATGAGTATATATGTAAGGGGGATTTGAAATGACTAAGGAAGAAATCATAGATAATATCGCAAGGCTTAATTCTGAGACATGGAAAGACAGAGAAGAAGTACGTATGGAGATAGGAAAGCTATTAGCTGAATTAAGACAGGCACTAGAGCAACAACATAATGATGATGTAATGGCAATTCATACACAAGGATTAGCCGAGGGCATTAGATGTTCTATGTGTACAAATACAATGAAAAGCGATAGGGGCTGTGATGGCGGTTGCGTGGTTGATGAAGATATGTATAAAAAGGTTATGGAAACTATCAATAATCAAATGTTTAGCCAACCTACTTCTGGTGATTGTGTAAGCCGACAGGCTGTGATTGAATATATAGAGGCTTGTGGTGCAGAATTAGGGCACGACTTAGAAAATGAGTCTGTAAGAGAAGATATTTTGAATATGCCACCCGTTACACCTACACAGAAGTGGATTCATGTTAGTGAGGGATTGCCCGAGGAACATGAATGGATAGGTACAAAACGGTTCAAAACAACTATATCAGATAGTGTTTATGTAACATTTGAGGCTCCTGATGGTACAAGGTTTACAGATTATATAAGACTTCAAAACGGAAAGCCATCACTGTCTAAACAATGTGAATTAGATGCTATTTCTAAAGATATAAAGTTGATAGCCTGGATGCCATCACCAAAACCATACGAGAAAAAGCGAGGTAGTGAGAATGAGTGATGTTGATAACAATGTAATTGCATTAATGGTATTACAAGAAGAAAACAAGCAACTCGAAGATAGTTTAAAGGAATTAGGTGGAGCATTAAATAGTTTAGGTTCAATAAATCAGATGTTGGAACTAGAAAACAAGCAACTCAAAAATAAGTTGGATAAGATTGAGCAGATAGTCAAAGATTATGACGGCTCACAAACTAGCATGATTAGGCAGTTTAGCTTGATACAAAAGGTTTTAGAACAGGAATAACTAAAGAATATTTTAGTTAGAGTAGGAACTAAAATTCTAACTAAAATAATCAAGTAAAAATTTAAGTTAAAGGAGTAAATATGAAACTTGTATTAGTTGAGTTAAATGACAGTAAGAGTGTTCATGCATCAATGATTATTAACATGGATTTCATCACTAGGATTGATATTAACACAAATTATGTAGCTTTGGCAGATGGGGCAGAGTTGATTTTAACAAAAGATAGCATGAAAAACCTACTGTCTGATGGCATAATTAAAGGAGAGTAAAGCTATGGCAAAAGTCGTTGATTTTGAAAAGAATATGGAACACGAAGTATCTGAATTAATTTGCCTTAAGTGTTTAAACAGGTGGATAGGCGTATATCCGTCAAAAACACTATTAAAGCAACTTGAATGTAAATGTGGTGCTATTGGATATGTAATCAAGACAGGACAAACACTAGAAGAACAGGAGTAAAACTATGGATATAGATACACAAATTGCATTAGCAAGATTAAGAGTATGCTTGTTGGAAATTAAAAAGTATTTGTCTAACGAAGAAAATATTAAAGTCTTAAAAAGGATTAGCGATATTGTAAAGGAGTAAAGTTATGGCGGAGTATATAGATAAAAATATGATAAACGAACGTATGCTTGAGTATGCAGTAATTAGTGGATTGAATCATCACAAAATGAGTGCATTTATTTTGAATATTCCTACCGCAGATGTGATAGAACGTTACAAGATTGATAAGGCTATTGAACAAACATATAAAGTACGTGAAGAGGTGTTACATTCCAATACAACGTATGAACCTAATGATGTGCTTGAAATCATAGACAAAATAACGGCTTATTTTGAAGAATTATAGGAGAGTAGATTATGACTACACTTGAAGTAATGAAAACGGAACTAGAATGTGTTTTAAGAGGAGTAGTTTTGACATTGGCTTGGATTGATGATGTAAACGACAGGATTAAAAAACTAGAAAATGATGTAAAAGAGTTAAAGGAGAGTAGAGAATGAAATATACAATAGAATTAACAGAAAAACAGGCGAACCAAATTAATGACATAATGATAGACATTAATGCATCATGGGGATATCCAAGTATACCTAAGTTAAAACTGAATACTCCAATTCCAATGAAAGAAAGCTATGCCTATAAAAAAGGCTTTGAAGATGGTAAAGCAGATGCAACTGACACAGATATGATAGGCGAACTTAAACAGGTGGAATATATCAGAGGCTTAGAAGATGCAAGACAAACATTACTTAATCTATTAGAAATTCCTAGTGGTGAGTGGGGAAATATATTTGACCATGACTCGTATTATATCGAGGCGATATTTAAACATTATTCAGTTAGTGAAATTGCAAACAGGATTAAATCCTATGACGAAAAGAAAAAGGCTGAGGAAGAAATTAAGGTTGGTGATGAAGTAAAGAGTATTTGTGGCGGGTTAGTTGGAGTTGTAACAAGAGTAAATCAAAGCACTGGGAGATTTAGAATATTGTTTAGTGATGGTTCCGGTGGAATGACGGAAATTTTTCCTGAAGATTATGAAAAGACGGGCAGACATTTTGTTCAAATCGAAGAGGTGCTTGAAAAGCTGAGAGGTGAAGAATAACAAAAAGGACCCTAGGCAGTGTAACCTAGAGTCCAGAAAGGTTAAAAGGTGTAAACATGAAGTTTACCCTCAATCACTAATATTATTAATAGTAAAAGAATTTGTCAAGAGGAAAATTTGTTATGAATAAATTTAGAACAACTTCTAAGCAGCTGAAAAAAATGATTGCAAAAGCTGAAAAAGAAGTGAATTTAGAAATTGAAAAACAGCTAGATTTGGTTAATTGCTCAATGGTAATTGCCCTTTATAGATTCTGGAATTATCGAACTGACAGAATTTCTAAGATATTATATAAGCAACAAGAAATCTGGAATGAATGCGGTTCTGATTCCAATATGAGCATGATTAGAAAGTGTGATGAAGAATGTGATATTGAGTTGACTAATTATGAAGGTGTCAGCTACAAAAATATTTCATGGTTAAATTCAATTAAAGATACTAAACCATTGAATGACTATGAGTGGCTTATATTCCGTCAGAATCAAAAGAAGTGGACTAAAGCACAGATTCTAGCTTGCGTATGTTTAGCAATGCATAGAGCCGAAGGATGGGGCTTTAAAAGGCTATCTGAATTGATGAACCACATGGAAGATGTATTAGATGAAAATGATTATGACAGAAACAAAGTAATCCAGGCTGCATTTGATGAATGCGGTTATGATTGGCTAGGACAAAACAACGAAAAGGCGGTGGGATAATGAAAGTTATAACTCAAAAAAACTTTGAGTATAGTGAAATGGAACGAGATGCAGTTATGAAATATATCAAAAAAATGGAGAAAAAAGGTTATGACTACAATGAGATGGAAATAACTGTTAGTGGAGAATTATTTCCTAAATACGCAGGATGTTTAATAAAAACTAAAGAGGTTAAAACATGGTAGCAAATTCAGAAATAATCGAAAAGTACAAAGACAGATTTAATCCAGAAAAGCATGAGGTGTTTTTATTGATTGAACGCAAGGCTGATAGCACTGAAAGAGATAGACTTAACTCTAATCATTATCACAAAGGTAATAACCTGGATATGCTTATGGCTATGGGTGAAATAGTTGAGCGAATATCTAAGAAAATGGGCTTAACTTTTGAGGAAACAATGGAAGTTATGAAAAATGCCCATTACCAGGATAAAGTTATTATTAGAACAAGGTATAAGAAAAGGATTGATGCGGAATGGGAATAATAATAACAGATGAAGAATTTTTACATTTTAAAGAATTGGGTCTTGTTGAACAAACTGTGCAGGTGGCTAAAGCTAAAGCTATATTAAAAATGAATTGCGAGTTAAAACCTACTTGTGATGGATGTTTGGATTGTAAAAAACATATCGGTTGTGAGTTTAGGGGCAAGAGTCCTAGGGAGTGGAATAATGATTAAAGCAGGAGAAGAACTATTAAGGCTGCAAGACGAAAATAAGCGACTTAGAGATGGTATTGCCAAAGCCAGAGAGAAAATAGAACTATACAAGGCAGATTGTGATTTGAGTGTTGATGAATACCTTGGTTGCAGAGATTGTAATGAGAATGTTTTTAAAACGATATTTAGGATTATAGATGCTATAACAGAAAGTGAGGATAAAAATGATAAATGAAGAGGCTGAAATGTTAGCAAAAGAATTAGCAGAAGCAAAGCAAAAAGTTGAGTCGCAAAGGAAAGAAATTGAATGTTTGAAAGACAAAAGTAAACCTAGTTATTTGTATCTACAAAGTGGTAGCACACCAATGACAATAGCAGAATTAGTATGCAAGGGATGTTTAGGAGATAATGATGCTCTTAAAGATGTTGTTTATTTTATCAATTGCTATATTGACAGATATAACAGTGATGCAAAAAGTGAGGGAGATAATGGGAAAGAAACGTGATATAGCCAATAAACATATTGAAATACTTATTGATGAATTAGTGGCATACGAAGAAAGTTATGTTGGTAGAAGTTGTTGTCCATATAAATTTACTTTATTCGGCGCAAAAGAAATTGAAAAGCCTAAAAGCTGTGAAGATTGCGAAACCTGTAAAGAGGATTTCTATTTACAAGTCAATAATAACCTCAGAAAGCGATTTATTGTTGAGTAGAAAAATAAGGGGAAGCGGTCGTGTTGTAAGAGTGGAAATCGAACGCAGAGCTATTTGGGAGCAATCGGTCATATGATAGCAATAATAGAGAAAGTGAGGGAGAAGATGCCAACTAAATTTAAAAATGTTGACCAGATATTTATAAAAACTACAGATGGAACTATAATAAATCTTGATAATATTCGAGAAATAGATTTAGAACAGGAATCTGATTATTCAGATTATCTATTTGAAAGTACAAGCATAATCCAAGCTGCCAATATTAGTTGTAAGATAACTGTTAAGAACGATAGAAACAGAACCACAAAAAGATACAGGAAGAATAGAAAGGGGTATAGAGGGTTATGCGACTTGTTGATATAGATAAAATTCAATCTAAATATCAAGAAAAGGAGAATGACCATGATTAAATATAGACCTCATAGGGGTGGCTTAGATGAAGCTATGAAGGAGTATAAAGAGTTTACTGATATAGCTGAGATGCTAAAACACATTGAACAGACTCACGATGGAATGTTAACTACAAATGATATAGTAATTGGCGAATCTCTTGGTGAAGATTCTCGTATTGGGTGGAAATCAACCAGATATATTTGCACTACCAGATACGGAAACGAAAAATACTCAATTCCTCAATGCATTGGAATGTGTGATTTGGGAGAATTAGGATAAATATAAAGCATAAAGTGACATTCTAGCCATCAAAATACTTTCAACGAAAAAGTGTAGGCTAAAAATCTAAAGTGGCTTAAATCGGTGAATATGAGCCGTAGAGAGGGTGAAGTGATTATGGAAATGATATGTAATGATTGTAAAAAGAAGTTTAAATATCAAGAACAAGACATTGTAACCAATCACTTAGGTTTGCCTTGTACAATGATTAAATGTCCTAGATGCTTGACAGTAAATGTGTTAGATATTGATTTTCCATCAGGAATCAACAAGAAAAGGGTTGTTTAGAGAGGTATGTTATGAAGAATGTTATAAAAACTATAGACGAAAAAATAAATGAGATAGTAGAAGAATATAGCTGCTATGATGTTCATGGCGAAGGTTGTGACAATGATTGTGATAACTGTGAAAAAATTCTAAAAGAAGAATTGCTAGAATTGGTGGAAATAGTAAAGAATAACCCCTAGGAATTAACCTAGGGGCTTTAATTTTATTCAAATAATAAATCAGCATATTTGATGTGCAGTGACATTTCCTCGCCTGTTTCTCTAGTAAGTGAGTTTTTAGATTCGGCAGTGCCAGTAAAAGTACCATAGATAGTAACTATATCACCATCGAGGATTTTGACATAATCATCGGAATCTTCGTCTCTATCGTCAAATAACCAAACCGAATAATCCATGTCATATCCATATTCCAAAGCCTCTTCAATAGAGTCATACCATCCATCATCAACTTTCTGCTGTGCTTCGTCCAAATCAATATAATAGGCTATGTAATATTTTGTACCCCATGATTCACGGATATCTGAAATATAGCAAGTAATAGAATAGTTATTGCCCTCATAGTCGGATGGATTTCTGAGGATAGATTTGTAATTTTCTTTAAGGTCAGAACATGAAGCAACGAATGAGTCTTTTGAGTTAGATGAAAAATCAGAAGTATCGGTTTCAGTTTCTTCAACATCCTCATTTTCTTCTGTGGTTTTCTCAGTAGATGTTTCTACTTCATCATTTTCTTCAACTGTTTCAACTATTTCAGTTTCATTTGAAGTGGTTTCAGAATCACCTGATAATTTCCCACCATAGGTAAATAAAGACATTAGAAGTCCAATAATAATTGCTACTACTGATAAAGTATGCTTATGCATCTTTACCTTAGAATCATCACTGATTATGTCGCAAATACCTATAACAACACCAACAATTCCTAAATAGCCTAAGAAGGAAATTATTAATGCTGCAATACTTAGTTTAGAGTGCTTTTTCTTTACGTTTTCTTCCATGTTTCTTTTCTGCTACTATAAACATATACAAAAGTGTATATGCAAGATGATTCGCTACAATCTCACGATTTGTAGTTACTGCTTCAACGTGTATGCTTTGGTAATCTATAAACAGATATACTACTCACAAGTTCTTGTACACTCCACAGTCGTAAATTCCCGACTAAGCCATCGGTACATATCCATATTGCCTTGTATGTAGCATAATATGGATTTCATCTAAATAGTAGACTCTCCTTTCTTAAAATTTTAATTTGCTACTTGGTTTTCGTAGTCTTATACCATTACCCAAACACAACCATCAGGTTTCTATACCATAGTTAACAGGACTATTTCAAACTGTTCTGGAATTTCCTGTGTTTTCGGTAGTTTTACGTTATCAACGAATACTCTGGGTTTTGAGTATCTTTGAGTATATTTACTCACATTTGACAATATTATTAGTTACTTAAAAAAATCTCCTTTTCAAATCTTGCTAAAATTTTTGATACCCCCGAGGGCTAGAAAATCTAGTCCTCAAAGATAAATGTGTCAAATCCGCACATTCTTGGTCGTTCCGTTGGGGTAGTGTCCTGTTTAACGATGCAGTAATCACCACAGCTGAGAAGTTCGATTTCTTCCAAGTGAGCCAGGGCTTTGTCATAAGCTGCATCAATGTTATCTGGATTAACTAAACCAATCTCCATAGCCTGGTTAATCAGAACCTCAATATTGTCTCTTAACTCGTTTTCTGAAATCTCCTTGATTGGCTCAACTACCTTACAATTTTGTGCGTAAACTTTGTAATACATAATCCCACCTTTTTAACCTTTCTTTGTTGATAATTTTGTTTCATTTTTTGTTACCTTAAAATCTTGCTAAACTTTTTTGTACCCCCCAGGGTTATTATTTACAGTGAACAGCAACCCAACAGTTGTATTGTCCGCAAGGTAAACGATTACCTGATGCATCATTTGGCATCTCTTTGTTTTCAGGGCAACCATTACATTTGCGGATATTGCTTTCATCATACATGAAAGCCTTGTAATTATTAACATCCATGATTTTCTCCTTTCTCTAACCTTTCAATTTCTGCCAGGACCAGGCGGTTGATGAAGGCATTGACCGACTCACCAGATAGTGCTTTGATTTTGTCTTTTGTTCCTAGTGGCAGAAGAATAGAAGCTTTATCTTTGCTTGCGATATACTTATCAACTGCCTTTCTGTTATAACTAGGTGTTTTTAGTTTTGCCATTTGTTTAAATCACCTCACTTTCTATATAACTAATATATATGGTGTATTACATAATAGTATAATATATAGCTATTTAAAAACAAACCTAATCCAAAACCTTTTCAAAAAAATCTTGCTAAAAATTTTGATACCCCCCACCCCTTCAAAAATCCTAGGGCTGAAAAATGACCCTAAAATCTTCATGGGTTAGAGTAGCCTAACGACATTCGCCTACTAGGTGATAGGGTAAATGTTAGATAAACCTAACCAAAACACTATATCTAGTGGCTGCTATTTTGGGCGGCTTTTTTTGGTTGCTCCAATATTGGAACAAAAACCAGGAAAAGCCAAACGGACCCGCAACGGCTGCAAAAACATTTTTTTAAATTTCAAACTGCAATTTTTTCATATAATAGGAAAGAACACAAACAAGTCAATTTTTGAACGTCTGAAAACATTGTAAAATCAAGGTTTTTCTTTATTTCCTATCATATAATCATTTTACATTATAAGTTCATAGAATACTATTAGTACAAATTGCACAATAGAAAATGACTTCATTAGTACATTTTTAATAATAAATCATTTTTTTGCAAAAAACACTTGCATAAACCTATTACATAATGCTATTATGTACTCAACAAAACAAACAAGCCCCTACAATTCAATTAAATTGTTTTGTTTGGACTTCATAAGGAACTATAAACCAAAATGGAAAGGAAAAAGGTGGAAATTATGAAATTTAGAACTGTTGAAGATGTAAAGGAAAGTTTAGCAGCAAAAAAAAGAAACTATGAAAAAAGGATTGCTTTATGGAAAGATGTCGAATTTTTAACAAAAAAGAATGGTGAACCATTTCAGGCACTAAACAAAAATTTTAATAATGCAGAAATAGAAAAACAATTTTCTAATTATTACATAAAAGTACATGGTAAAGTTACAAACGATTGCCAAATTTGGAAAAAAGGCGACTCGCAAGACATTTGGAATAAAGGCGAATGGATAAATGACGAAATTTGTTTATATCAAAATAATTACATGAGTAAAAAATACATTCCTGAAAATGGCGACATTTTAGAAGTTGCTGCAATTAAAGAAATGATAAAGGACCACATTGAAAAACTAGAAACTTATCTAAAAGAAACTAACCAGCAACTTGAAAAAGTTGAAAATATTTTAAATAAATACATTCCTTTATTTAGTCAATTAAGAAATGATTTGATAGAGGATTGCGGAGCTGATAACAACACATTATTTTATAATACTATGGAATTTTTAACACGCAACACATTGCATTATTTAGGTTAGGGGGTGCTAGACATGACTTTAAACGAATTATTAAAAATGAAAATTAAGCATCTTTATAGCTTAAAATCTAATTTAGAGGGTTTTAATCCTTATAGGACTTTAGAAAGTACAAATAATATAAAAGCATCCGCTAGAATGCTATCTGTAGACATAATTGATTTGTTAGATGTTATTCGATGGATGCCAGAATGCAATATAACTGATGAAAAATATCACGAAATTTTTTCAAAAGTTAGCGAAACAAGGCAAGCAATAGAAAAAATATAAATTTAGTGAGGTGTAAAAAATGATTTTAAAGAAGATTCAAAAGATGGCTAATTGCTATTATGTGGTTTATTTCTCCGATGCGGTTTTTGTCCGTGGCTTCAATGGTGGGCTTGTTTTTGACGGATACACCAAAAAAGAAGTTATAAACCAATTAAGACATAAATATAATTGCAAGGTTGGAAAGTCGTTTTATTAAAGGAGTAAAGACATGAAATATAAAAATATTGATTTATTAGATTGCAGAATAGAAAACATTATAAAAAGGACTGTCAAACATTATTATACAGATTGGAAAAACTACGACAGAATCAAATATATACATTGCAAAGCAAGCAATCAAAAGGATGATAAAAAGTTAATTTTAATTGTTAGGACCTGCGGCACTTATTTGATAAAAGAATCAGACTTGAATAATAAAAATAGTTGGGGTTTTACATTGTGGAATTATTTCCATAATCAGGAATCAGCAATTTTTTATTTTGTAGATTTGGAGAAATTAACAATTGTAAAAGAAAAGGGGGTGGCTGCATGAATAAATTGAGGCTTATTCAATATAAAGGCGACTATGATAATTATAATAAAGGGGTTCTAATTGATGTATTACTTAATAATGATTATGTATATTATAAGGCTTTAGAAGAATCTAAAGATAGTATTAAAAAGGTTTTAACACTAGAAATAAAGGGTAAAAATTACGATGAAAAAGCCGACTATTTAAGAAATTTAGCTATTGACTTTCAAATGTTTGAGGATAACGCAAAAATATGTTTTTCAATGTCTGAAATATATGATATTTGTTCATGGTTTGAACAAAAAGCAAAAAGATTTGGACTTGTAAAAGAGTTCAAGGAAAATGGTATTATTTAGGTGTAGAAATTAGTTAAAAAATGGATATAATAAAATTAATTAATAAATAGGGGGTAGCAATATGAGGTATTATATAACAGATAATCAGGGCAATATTTACGGGGATTTTGAGGAATTAAAAAAGGCAAAAAATGCATTATCGGACACAATCGAACAATTGAAAAGTGAAAAAACAATACAAGAGATTGAAAAACTAGAACTCGAAATTATAGAAGGCGATAACTAAAGGGTGGATTTATTCCACCTTTTTTTTTATTGCTCCAAAACATTAATCAGGGGTAAAAATGCGATATAGCTTTTTAAGGCTCTTAAACGGCTTTTAAACCGATTTTAATTTTTAGGTGAAGAAATACTCAGGAAAACATTTAAAAAGGCTCTAAGGGGCATTTAAAACAGTTTAAAGGGTATATTTTGATAAAAGTTTTTGGCAAGTTGCAAAATTTAGGTTTTTCGGCTTGCTTTTTTAGTGTCCTAAAATATGGACATAGCTTTTAAAGGCTCTAATTTGGATTTTAAGCCCTTTTATATATTCAATAGTGTTTTATTCAAGTAAAACAATAGATTGATAAATAGAGTGTATTATATAAGCTATAAATATATTATAGGGCTTTTTAATTCCTCAGAATTGGAAATATAAAAATCTGGTTTTAAAAGCTGCTAAAATCGAAAATATAAAATCATGGTGTTAGAATATCATCACAGAACACGTATAAACGGATTTTAAGGGGTGCTAAACATGGAACTAAACCAAACTATTATTGATGATTTAAATATGCTTTTTGATGAATTTATAAATCAAAATAACATAGATTTAGAAAACCAAAAGTTAACAACAAATAGATACAATGCTATTATGATACATTTATATACTATATATGTCTCTAAATTGGAGATAACAAACAATAAAGGAATAAAGCAATATAGCTATATTGATTATATTACTATAATAGAATGGTACATAAATAAATCTCTTTACCTAGATATTATTTCCCTTTTTGGTTTTTGTTGTTTAATAAATAGGTCTACTGAATTTATTAGAAATATAAAATATATGGACTCTAAAGATTATTTAAATAGCTTTATCTTTGATATAGATAATAAAAATATATTAGAGCAGAGTAGTAATAACAACATTAATAATAGTCATGTGTCCATAAATACGGACATGGAAAAGGCAAGCCTACACTTGCAAAACGTTACAAAAAAGCTTTTCGAGTCAATAACTCAATCCACAGTTAACAAATTGAATGACTCCACAATAGGACTTGTAACGAATGCCAATAACAATAAAGACATCGGTTTAATGTATGCTAAAGAACGAATACAGGAGCAAACAAAAGCACGTTTAACAATAGCATTGAATGATTTACCAAAACTAGAATAAACACAATATATTGTGTTATGGTTCTACCTGGTTTATATTGCGGCATAGTTTACAATGGTTTTACATTGAATTGTGTATAACAGAAACGTGACGAATAAAGGGCTTGCAGTTGAATTGTCAAATTGTGTCTAAATTGTATAATCTATCCTATAAACTCTTATTTAACCGATAGATACTATGCAAGGCATTTATAGTTTCCTAAAATTCTTGAAAACACTAGTCATTTTAGGGGTTGGCTTTTTGCCCCTTTTCTAAAAGCCTATTGCCTACTAGGTAGGTGGGTGGGGGTCTGTGAGAAACCCCTTTTTCGCCCCTAGTTAGTCACCCAAATATTGAAAAATTTAAAAAGCCCCTTTTATATATCACATTCTTATCGACTAAAAATGAATTAAACATTTATACCCTAAAAACTTAAATTCAAATCAAAAATATGCATAAAAACTGCAAATTTCACAAATAAATTAAACAAAAATCGAAAATTTCTAAAGAGCATTTCAGAAAAATTCCAAAATAAAAAAAGGCGAAAAATCGAAAACGCAAAAATCCCATGTTAGACTAGATATTGAGAAAGTGAGAAAGCCATGGGATATGGCGAAGAGAAAGAAATAAAAGAACTGAGGGAATACTGTCGAAAGATAGATACCTTAGTTAAGCAAAAAGGACCAAAATTTGAATATTGTGATGCCAGGTATAAAGCTGCGGTTATCTACAAAGATAATGGTTATAAAGCTTTAGCATATAGGCAAACATTACTAGCAAAAAATGAACTGCATCAGATAGTCAAGCATAGTACAAAGAATATAAGCCCTAATGGTAAAGGTTTTGACCTGTTTGAATTAGATGATTATTGCAAGGAGCATGAGGTAGAGACAGCTGAGAATAAACTATTTTGGGATTTGCTGTATTTAGAGTCTCAGGACATATTTGATAGCTATTTGCTGTACTTGGAGAAAGATAGAGAGCCTAAAGATAGATTCTACTATCCGAAACGAGATTGTTTGCGAAAGACAGGCATTGTACAGGGTATGCAAGACCTAGAAGATAATGTGCTGAATATCCTGACAATATCAATGCCACCTGGAACAGGAAAAGGACAACCACTTTATAGCCACGTTTTAACCCCTGATGGATTTGTTGAAATGCGTGATATAAAAGTTGGCTCAAAAGTGTTAACACCTGTTAGGGGATGTTTGCATAAACTGAAAGAGGAAACTGTTTTAGGTGTATTTCCACATGAGAACATGGATGTTTATGAGATAACACTGGAGTCTATGAGTGGTAAAAAGCTTAGGTGTAGATGTGATATATCTCATATTTGGCGAGTTTCTTTTGATAGACCTAATACTAAAGACCGACATTTATGTTATAGCGGTGGATATAATGATTATGAGGATATAGAAATGAGCAGAATGATTGAGGAATTTCAATCAGGAAGAAAAATCTATATTCCCACACATGATAGTATGTGTTTTCCGCTTGAATTGGTAGATATTGAATATATTGGCAAAGAAGATACTCAATGCATTTATATTAGCGGTGATGACCATTTATACATCACAGATAACTTTATAATCACTCATAACACTACTCTACTTAAATTCTTTGCAACATGGGTAATGGGGAAAAGACCAGATAGCTATAGCATTTTCTATAGTCACTCAGATGATATTACAAGAATGTTCTATGATGGAGTTTTGGACATAATTAAGAGTGATGAATATAAATATTCTGAGATATTCCCTAAAGTGTTTATACAGAATACAAATGCAAAAGGACAGCGAATAAACCTAAATAACTATAAGCCATTTGAGTCGCTACAATGCACTACAGTAGGTGCTAAGAACTCAGGTAAGGTAAGAGTAAGTCCAGATGGTTATTTGTTCTGTGATGACCTTATAGGCGGCATAGAAGAGGCATTAAATAAATCAAGACTAGATACTGTATGGGCAAAATATGGTACTGATGCAAGACAGCGAAAGAAAGATGGAGCAAAAGAGATTATGATAGCTACAAGATGGTCAGTACATGATTGTATTGGTCGATTGCAGCTGATATATAGGACAGACCCCAAGGTTAGATTTATAGCAGTACCAGGAATAAATAAAGAGACAGGAAAGAGTAATTTTGAATACAAGTATGATGGCTTTTCAGTAGAGTTTTATGAGGACCAACAGAAATGTATGGATGACATTTCTTATAAGTGCTTGTATGACAATGAGCCAATCGAAAGAGAGGGTATCTTGTATCATGCTGATGAATTAAGGCGGTATGAGAATTTACCTAACAGAGAACCAGATGCAGTATATAGCATTGGAGATGTTAAGAATAAGGGTACTGACTTTATGGTATTTCCTGTTATTGCCCAATATGGCAATGATTACTATTGCGTTGATTGTGTATGCGATGATGACCCTGATTTTGGAATACAGCAACAGAAAGTGGCATCGTTGTTTTTTAGAAACAAAGTTCAGATTGCAGAATTTGAATCTAACAATGGCGGTGACAGATTTTCGTCAGATGTTGATGAAGTGCTTAAAAAGATGGGTGGATTTACACACATTACAAGCAAATTCACAGAATCAAACAAAGAGGCAAGAATATTTGCTAATGCGTTCTGGGTAAAACAAAACATTTTATTTAAGAAAGATATACTATATGGACCAAAAGAAGATTACGGAATAATGATGGCTTGGTTGTGCAGATATTCAGTAGTTGGAAAAAATGAACATGACGATGTTCCGGATTGCTTTGCAAACATAGCTTTATATTTCCAACGAGGATTGCAGCAAGCCACAGTAACACCTGTTTTTAATCCGTTCAGAATGGGTAGCTACTAGAAAGGGGAGAACGATGACAACACAAGAATATTTAAGTCAAATTGCAAGATTTGAAAGCATGATAGAGAGAAAACAGCAGGAAGTGAATAGGCTAGACATGATGGCACATGGCATAAAATCGCCAACATATGACCCTGATAAGGTACAGACATCTCTGCAAGGCGATAAGATGTCCACTGCGGTAGCAAAGCTTATGGATGCACAAAATGAGGTGTCTTGCCTGGTAGATTTATATTTAACTCAGAGAAAGTACATAATATCTCAAATTGATAAAATACCCGACAGAATATCGTACAGCATTCTTACAGACAAATATGTTGAACATAAACATAATTACGAAATAGCTTGTGACCTAAAATATTCAGAAAGATGGGTTCGTAAAGCACATATAAGAGCATTAAAAGAGTTTGAGAAGCTGTATGGACAAGACTATTTAGATAAACCTAGTGTATACGCATAAAAGTGTGCCATATAGTTCCTAATAGTTCCGCTTTGTTCCCTTGTATTCCCTTTAAAAATAGTGATATAGTAAAATTAGAAATAGTGGATTGATTGCTACTACATTTTTTATTATTCTGATTCCATAACGGAATCCTCCTTTTCATAGGCTATCGAGATTGGTCGTACTCGGTAGCCATTTTTATTGCAGATTTTTAGAGGTTGGTTATGTCACAAAACAAGAAATATTTTAATGACCTGGTAAAAGGTTGTTACGGAAGAAAAATTGCATACTGTGATGTTGACGAAATCACCGAAGAAAATGTTATTAAAGTAGTGGGCGATTGTATTGGAGTATTTAACTATAACAAAACTGTTATTCAGTATCTTTGGAATTATTTTAAAGGTGACCAACCTGTTTTATACAGAACTAAAACGATACGTGATGATGTAAATAACAAAGTTGTTGAGAATCACGCATACGAAATTGTCATGTTTAAGACAGCACAATCTTATGGCGAACCTATCCAATTAGTATCGCTAAAAGAGGACGATACAGTAAATAAATTCGTTGATAGATTCAATGAATATACAAGAGCCATTAATAAACCTGCTAAAGATATTGAGACAGGTACATGGCAAAGTGCAGTAGGAACGGCTTATAAAGGTGTTCAAAAGACAGGCAAAAAGGATTTACCTTTTAGATTGGTTAATATGAATCCACTGAACACTTTTGTAATTTATTCTAGGCAGACGCATGAGCCAATGGCAGCGGTTGAAGAGTTGAAGGATGCCAATGGTCAGTATTACAAAATGGTATATACGGACACAACAGAGTTTCGCATTCAGAATAGCCAATTGCTTAATGTAGTTAATTCAAATGGACAGCTTGTTAAATCTAAACTACATGGGTTTGGCGGTATTCCAATTGTTGAATATCCAAATAATCCTGAGAGAATATCTGACATTGAGTTAGTAATAACAATGCTTGATGCCATTAATAATATGCAATCCAATCGTTCAGATGCTATTGAGCAGTTTGTTCAAAGTTGGATTAAATTTATCAATTGTGACATTGACGAAGAGAATTTCCAGAAGATGAAATCTATGGGTGCTATTGCTGTTAAATCTAATGGTGATAACAAAAAAGTCGATGTCGAAATAATGAGCCAGGAACTAAAGCAATCTGAATCTCAGGTTGCTAAAGATGACCTGTGGAATAATGTGCTTAGTATTTCTGCTATCCCTAATAAAGAGGGGAATACAGGTGGAGATACCCAAGGTGCAGTAGAACTCAGAAATGGATGGGATTTTTCAAAGCAGAGAGCAAAATTAAAAGACCCATTTATTGTTGAAGCAGAGCGAAAGATTATTGAAGTTGCTCTAAATATTATTCGTGTACTTGGTAATGATGATTGTAGATTAACTGTATTTGATTATGATGTACAGATTAATCATAGTCCTACAGATAATATGCAGGTAAAATGCCAATGCTTACAATTATTGCTGCAATCGGGTATTCATCCATTAATTGCAATTAGTGTTATAGGACTTTTCGAGGACCCACAGCACGTTTACTCAGAATCATTGGAATACATTGAAAAGATGATATATCAAGAGGCAGACGATAAAGCTAAAGAAGAAGTTGTAGATTATGATGCTCAGAAGCAGAAAGCAACAAAGCTAGTAGAGGATTTTAAGAATGGCAACAATGAAAATAGACCAACTAAATAGTCCTGTTGAGATTGTTGTTGAAAAGTCTAATGTACAAGATATACACACATACTTTGATGAAATGTATCTAACTGATTCTGAAAAGGAAGAACGAGAAGATTTAGCTAGAAACATTTATATAATAATCAGTGCCATTTTAACTATTATCAAGGCTAATGAAATGCTAGGTAACGAGCATGATATTGATTATTACAAGCAATACATATCTAATAGCCTACAAGTGGTTATAGATGGTGTATTCGGTGATGGCACATATCAAGATTTGGTATATAGATTTGCTGATGAATTTATTGATACCACAATGAAGCATATAAATGACCCTTATTTTACTTCTGAGGAAAGGGCTATTGTTAATGCTGAGAATCAATCAAATTCAATCTATAATCGCAAGCAATACGATAATGCGGTTAGAGATGGCAAGACTAAAAAGAAGTGGGTTACAATGCACGATAAACGTGTGAGAAAAGCACATGAAGAGGCAGACGGACAGGAAGTTGATATTAACAAGCCTTTTGAGGTAGGCGGTGAAGAATTAGATTTTCCATGTGACCCATTAGCAGGTGCAAAAAACACTGTGAATTGCAGATGCATTTGCTTGTACAGATAAAGTCGAAATAGAGACTTTAAACCTATTTGAAAGGTCGAAAGACCATAAATTTATAAAGAGAGGTCCTACTTTAGTGGACGATTCAAAATAGGGCGAGACAAGAATTGGTTAATCTTGTAGAGTCGTAACCAGACACGGGTCTAAAAACACGGATAGCTTTATTTTACAAATTTAATTGATTAGATGCGCTTATTAATTTAAGTGGTCGAGGGAATGATTTATGTCATTCCCTTTTTTATTGGGAGAAAAAAGATGGATAACTTGTATGTAACTATAAGACACATGACAAGTGATTCCAGAATGATTTCTTTGAACACGGCAGTACCACAGTACAAAGTAAGTCAACTGAAATCAAACTTGTTTTTAAAAGCAAACGAGCCTGATAGAGACACTTGTGAATGGTGGTTTAGACTTTATAGGGGTGACTTTGAAAAAGCCGATATAAAGCGGTTAGAGAGGGCTGTAGAGGGTAAACCTCAAATTGAATACTGATAAATTATAGCGACTTTTTATAGGTCGCTATTTTTTATATATAAATGCACCTATGCGGAAATAGGAACGAGTAGACATTGGGTGAGAGAACATCCGCAAACAAATCGGTCAAAAGTAAGAAAGGAAAAAGACAGATGAAAAGAGAAGAAGCAAAAGCGAATCTTGTCGCTCTAGGAGTGGCAGAACCTACTGATGAACAGATTACAAATTATCTTAATCAGTTAGAGGGCGAAACAAATGGCTTAAAGACAAAGCTATCTAAAGCTGAAAAGGATGCTCAGAATGTAGCAGAACTACAGAAACAGTTAAAAGCACTTGAAGATGCAAAATTAACAGATGAAGAAAAGGCAGCTAAAGATGCAAAAGCAAAAGATGATTTAGTTGCACAGCTACAGAGCCAGGTTAAGGCTATGGAGTTAAGAAGTCAGTTGGCTGATAAGGGTATCACAGGTGAGGATGCAGATAAGCTAATTACCTCATTCAACAATGGTTCGCTTGATGTGGAACTCTTAGGAAACATCATTTCTGCCAAAGAGACAGCAGCAGCCAAGAAAAAGGAAGAAGAGATTGCAAAAGGCTCTACTAATCCTGGTGGCGGTTCAACAGGTGGTAATGATGATACAAACAAAGGCTACGATGAAAACGTGGTAAATTCAGTTGTTTCATCAATGATTGGTGGTGGAGAAAAAGCTACCACAGATATCATTGGTAACTATTTATAAATCTTAGAAAGAGAGGAATTAGAGATGAAAGTACAGAATGATAAGTACATTACACAGCCAGAAATTCGTAAGAGACTTCTTGGTGGTGAGTTGACAGAGCCTATTACTGTTACAGATGCTTCCCTTGCAACAAATCATGTTGTTAAGGCAGGTACACCACTTGCCGCAAGCGGTGTTATTGCTAATACAGGAGATGCAAAAGGCATTCTTCTTAATGATGTGTTTGAGGAAAATCCAAACGGAACAATCCTCAGTGCATTTGGTGAAGTAAATAAGGCTGTAGCTGAGTCATGGTCAGGTATTACATATACAGCAGCTATGATGTCAGCACTTGGAAATATTAAATTTCAGTAAATAGAAAGGAGAAAAAGGCAATGTATAATATCACAGATGCTTACAATACAAAGGCTATCGCAGCAGTACATAAAAAGAATGTATCAAACGATATCCCTTATCTTGGTGAAGGTCTTTTCCCAAGAGCAAAGAAAATGTCTCTTGATTTGAAGTGGATTGCAGATTCACAGGGATTACCTGTTTCACTTGCACCATCTACATTTGATGCAGTTTCAACGCTCCGTTCAAGAGAAGGTTTTGAGATTACACAGACACAGATGGCTTACTTCAAGGAGTCAATGGTAGTTAAGGAAGAGGACGAGCAGAAGATTATGCAGATTCAGAGCGCAGACGAGCCACTTGCTCAGGAAGTGCTTGCTAACATCTTCAATGATGCTGAGACTCTTATTAAGGGCGCACAGGTTGTACCAGAGCGCATGAGAATGTCACTTCTTTCATCATGCTATGTTGATACAACTGTATCACCTAATGTTGCTCATGGACCTTCTATTAGCATTGCTGCTAATGGTGCTACATATGCATACAACTATGACCCAGATGGAAAGTACGCACAGAATAACTTCGTTAAGTTAACTGGCACATCTGTATGGTCTGATACAGAAAAGTCTGACCCTGTAGCTGATATCCAGACAGGTATTGATGCAGTAGAAAATCTTACAGGTGATACACCTACAATCCTTCTTGTAAGCAAGAAAACATTCGGCTATCTCAAAGCAAACAAGAAGATTCAGTCAATGATTCTTGCACAGAATACAACTGCAAACGTGCTTATCAACGATGCTAGAGTTAAGGAAATCCTTAAATCTGAGGTTGGTGTTGATGTTATCGTTTACAAGAAGAAGTACAAGGATGAAGCAGGAGTTGTTCATACATTCTATCCTGATGGAATGGCTACACTTCTTCCAACAGGCGCACTTGGTAAGACATGGTTCGGTATGACACCTGATGAAAGAACAGGTGTTAAGGACCCTGTAAAGGATGTATCACTTGTTGATACAGGTGTTGCTGTATCTGTAGTAATTACAGATGACCCAGACCAGACAAAGACTACTGCATCTGAGATTGTACTTCCATCATTCGAGAGAATGTTCAGCACATATCAGATTGCTTGCTACACACCTGCATAGTTCAGGAAGGAGCGATAGGCAATGAAATATAATTGTTATGTTAAGCATAACGGTGTTTTATATGCCCCTGGTACAGATGTACCAGAGGGCAAAGCACCCATTAAAGCTGAAACAAAGAAAGTTGAACCTAAGAAAGAAGAACCTACAGTTGAGCCAGAGTTTACAAGAACTCAGATTCAGCAGATGAATAGTTCTGATTTAAGGGTGACGGCATCTAAACTAGATATTGAATATGGTGAGGATGCAACAAATAGAGAATTAAAACAGATGATTTTTGACAAATTAGGAATGTAAGAGCATGGATGAATTAGTTTTAGCGGTACGAGATTTAGCAAAAGAATATTGGAATGAAACAGGTGACAATCAGATTGAGGCATTCCCAAAATCTGTAGTTGCTTTTGTTATCGAATATGCGATAAGAAGATGTCATTTCCCTAATAATTACTCAACTGAAAAAATTGTAGAAGTGATGAATCAGTTTCAAAATTCACTTGCTATGGCATCTGTAGATGTTTATTCAAAAGCAGGTGCAGAAGGTGAGAAATCACATTCTGAAAATGGTATTGCTAGGACATATTCTGATTCCTATATTGATGAAAAACTGTTAGCATCTTTGCCTAATTACGTGAAGGTGCTTTAAAAGTTGGGTGTACTTGCTGTTGAGGGGTTCTGTCATCACATGGTCTTACCCTTAATAGCGATGGGTTAAAGTAGGGAATATTATGAGAACATTACAAAGAAATAAACAGGATTTGTTTTATGCTGTATATCTTGGAAAACTTCAAAAGCAAAAGATAGACAAAGATGGAAATGTCATTAAGACAGGCGAGAAAAAAGATACTTATGGTGAGCCTGTTCCATTTCAAGGCAATATTGCTCTAAGCGGTGGCGAGTCAGAAGCTGCTGAGTTTGGATTGGATGTTTCTGATTATGATGCAAAGATTGTATTAGAAAAGAATTTATATCCGATTAAAGAAGGCTATTTGGTATGGAATGAGTCTACACCAGAGGTTGACGATGATGGGCATAGCTTAATTACAAGTGCTGATTATAGGGTTGTAAAGAAAGTACCATCCATTAATGGAGAAAGATACGTTTTAAAGGCATTAGTCAATGAAGAAAGCTAAGAACTTGGATATAACCAATCGAAAAAGCATTCAGAATATGATTAACTACCTAGAGGGTGTTAAATCTAGTTTTCCGGAACAATGCAAACAGTTCTGTGAAGAACTTGCTACAGTAGGAATTAAGGCGGCTATTATGGCAACTACAAGTGATAAAAGTGGTTTATCAAGTCTTGTCGTATTTGCGAAAGAAATGAAAATCGAAGATAAAAGTGGTTGCTCGATGATTATGTATGGCAGAAACATTAGGTCAGTTTTTGGTGAGGATGCAAATGCAGCAGAAGTTAGCCCTATATTGATGATTGAATTTGGTAGTGGTCCGAAAGGTGCGCCACCACAATCACTATTAGATGGACAATTAACTGTAGGTCAAGGAAGTTTTCCTGGACAGACACACGCATTTGACCCTAATGGATGGTGGTATAAAAGTACAAGGGATGGTGAGTGGCATCATTCCTACGGAATTGCCCCATGTTATCCAATGCAAAATGCCTACGATAAGATGGTCACACAAATTGATAAAATTGCAAGGAGTTGTTTTAGGTTATGAGAGTTGATTTAGATTTAGTAGACGAGCAAGTATATACAAAGCTAGTTGAATATGTAACAGAAAACTTATCAGACCTTACACTTACTGATGATAATTTTTCAACGAGGGATTCTGATTTATCAGGCACTAGCACATTTCCATTTATTCTTATAAAAAGGATTGTGGGAACAGAAACAGCCCTAGATTTAGAGCGAGATACTTTTAATGGTGGCTTATTTACTTATGAAATCAGAGTTACAAGTAATGATTCTCAGGATGAAGCAAAAGAAATTATGAATTGTATCACTAGGGCAATGAAATCAATGAGATTTAGCGGTACATCATTACCAATATCTAGTGATTCAAATAATCTTCATATGTCGATTGCCAGATGGCAACGTACTATGCATGGTGGAGATTTAATTTAATTATGTTACTTAGACCCACTAGGGTCTTTTTTTATAGCTTAGAAAGGAGCAAATGATTATGAGCGAGGCTATTTCAGGATTAAATGCCAGAGTCATTTATAAGGAACATAGCACAGATAATGTGTGGCTAGGAACTTATACAAAGACAATGAAAGCTATCAGCATTTCATCACCTTATGGAGATATTAATGAAATTGATACTTCTACATTGGAAGATTTTATTGAGACACACGTTCCAGGTCGTAGAACTTCATCAGGTCTTGATATCCAGGGTTCTTATCGCAAAGAAGATTTTGCAAGACTTGGTGCGCTTGAAGATAAGGTTCTTGATTTTATTTTACTTCTTGGAAATGATGGCAAAGGCGATGCAGGTAAGATTGCATTCACAGGAAAGATTTCTACAAAGATTGATGATGTATCAGATGGCCATGTAACAATGACATCTCATATTACAGTATCTACTGTACCTGCTATTGTTACTGATGCACTAACAGTTACACCTGATGCAGCAGAAGAAGAATTTACAGTTGCAGCAGCTTAGTATTGGATTTAGGGGCTAGATTTTAGCCCCTTTTTGTTTTGAATAAGAAGAAAGCATTAAGTAACTAAAAATATTATCAAATGTGAGTAAATATACTCAAAGATACCTAAAATCCGAGGTATTAGTTGGTAACTTAAAACTACTAAAAACACAGGAAATACCAGAGCAGTTTGAAACAGTCCTGCTAACTACGGTGTAGAAGCCTGATGGTTGTGTTTGAGTAATGGTATAAGTCTACAAAAACCAAGTAGCAAATAACAATATTAAGAAAGGAAAAGCTATTAAGATGAAATCTATATAAAGCCATGTTCAAGGCGATATAGATATGTACCGATGGCTAAGTCGGGAATTTACGACTGTGGAGTGTACAAAAACTTGTAAGTAGCGTAATCGCAAAAGCATACACATTGAAGCAGTAACCATAAATCGTGAGATTATGGCGAATCATCTTGCATATACACTTTTGTATATGTTTATAGTAGCAGATTAAGACTATGATGACATTAAATATTAGTGGAAAAGATTATAAGGTTAAGTATTCATATAACACATTTGCTGATACGGATTTGTTAGAGAGGGTGCAGCAAATGGCTACAGTGTTTGATGGAGATGGTGGCATAGCCAAAGTAAAAGATTTATTTGTTTTGGTTAGAGAACTGCTTTTTGTAGGTTTCAAAAAAGAAAATCCTGTTGAGTCTATTGAGGCTGTAGGAGAATTACTTGACCAGTACATAGATGAAACACCTGTTAATGAAGATGGCGAGAAAACTGAGCAGAGAGGAATATTTACTTTGTTCACTATGTTAAGTGAGGAATTAGCATCTGAGGGTTTTTTATCAGATATGACAACTGCGATAGAGGAAGTCAAGAAGAACAATATTCAGGCGATTCCACAGGACCACAAGAAATCGACAAAGAAATAAAGCCGTATCGCCAACAGATTTATGAAGATATTTTACCCCATTATCTAGCTTTAGGTGTTGATTTTAACACATTTATGCAAAGCACACCTTACGAAATGAAAGCCTATGATAAAGCCTATGTAATTCAAAGAAAGATACAAGATGAAAGAGATTGGATGATGGGGCAATATGTGATGTCTGCTTTTGGAACAATTTTAAGTCAGGCATTTAGCAAAAAAGGCAATTCAAAAGCTAAATATATTGAAAAACCATTTCTTGCTGATGAAAAAGATTTATCTAAAGCAAAAGAAAAATCTGATATTGCCACAATGACAAAATGGGCTATGGATTTTGGAAAAGATAATAATTTGCCACCGACAATATTCAAGACAGAATAAATAACACAGCTTAGATGAAGGAGAACAAATAAATGAATATTCAAACATCAATGATGGTAATGCAAGCGGTATTAACCTTTGGAAATCTATGTATTATGCTTTATGCTTTTTCAAATTTTCTTCGAAAACCACATGATTCTTTAACTGAAAGAATTGTTGCATTAGAAGTTAAACAAAAAGAAGTAGAAATTGCGTTACGCAAAGGAAATGACAAATTTAGAGAACACGATACTACAAACGAAGTGCTAATTCGGTCTGTTATGGCTCTTATTGAGTTTGAAATTCAGTTTTGTCTTACGGAAAAAAAAGAAATATCTCCTGATTTAGATAAAGTCAGACAAGATTTACATGATTATTTAGCAAGAAAATAACAGAAAGGTAGGAACGAGTAAATGTCAAATAAAGTCTATGACGTTTTAAAAGATATTTCATTATGTTGGATGCCATTAGGTATTGCTTTTGTTGGTGTTTGCTTAGAAGCACTTAACGTACCATCAGCAGGTGTAGTAATGACAATCCTTGTTGCTGCAAACACTTTCTTGGGTGGTGTTGTTAAATATTACAAATCAAAATACGACAGGGAAGGAGAGTAGCTATGGCAGTATTAGTTGGGAATGCATCTATCGATGAAAGAGGAAAATCTAAGGGTGGATTATCAGGCGACCAGACAGGCAAAGAGGTTTGCACCCGTGCTTGGTATGACAAAGGATGGAATGTTGTATTAAGACCAAAATCTAATGCATTAGCAGAAAGTTCTGCACGTATATGTGAAATACTTTGTGAAAATAATAATGTTGGTTATGACCAAAACCAAAGAAATAGACTATGGACAAATTTTAAAAACACAGGTGAGGTATCACCTACTCATAAAGTAGAATGTGATTGCAGTTCGTTTATGACTTACTGTGCAATTCTAGGCGGTGCAAATATTTCATATGGAAGTAATGCACCTACAACAAGCACTATGAAGTCTAAATTCAAGGCTAGTGGCAATTATGAAGTCTTAACGGATGAAAAGTACCTTAATTCTGATGAATACCTAAAAAGAGGAGATATACTCGTTAAAGAGGGTAGTCATACAGTTATGGCACTTACAGATGGCTCAAAAGCTAATACAAGTTCATATAGTAAGGCTATTATTGTAATTCCTGCTGCTACCATTAAAAAGGGAGCAAAAGGAGATAATGTTAAGGCATTACAGTTAGCATTAAACACTTTGTTTGCTTGTGGATTAGCTATTGATGGTTCATTTGGAACAAAAACATTCAATGCAATTAAAAATACTCAGCAGACACTTAAAAACGCAGGACTATATACAAGTACCATTGATGGTATATTCGGTCCTAATAATCGTAAAGCACTTGTACAGTATGCAATGCAAAAAGGCTACACAGTGCGATAGTAGAAAACTTTAAAGGGTGTAAGGATATTTCCTTGCACCCTTATTTTTGTATGAGGATAAAATCATGGCAGTAACAAATCAACTTGAAATAGATATCAAGGCAAAATCTGATAAAGCCACATCTTCCCTGGATAATTTAATTGCAAAACTAAATGAAGTAAATACAGCCCTTAATGGTTTGAATACTGCAAAGATTACAGAAATATCAAAAGGGTTGAAGGGATTAAAAGGAGTACATATTAAACCAGGCGGTGGTTCCGGAAGTGGTGGCTCTAGCGGTGGCAGTTCTAGTAATAATGCAAGCATTAAAAAGACTTCTACATTATTAGATTTGCTATCTTCTAGTTCTAAACGTGCAAATATAGGAATTTTGAACTTTAGAGGTTCTATGCTGAAACTTGCAGCTGCATGGGGAACATTCTATGCAGCAATGTACCCTGTTATCCGTTTATTCAAATTACTAGGTAGTCAAGTTGAAAATTCTATGGATTATGTAGAAACATACAACTACTTTATAGTAACGATGAATAAGATAGGGCATGATGCAGGCGAAGAATTTTCAAATGGTTTCATGTCTCAAATAAAAGCCTTAGACCAGAAAATGACAGGCTTTAAGATTGGTGAGAATGGCGAACTGTTTGAATCAGGAGAAAAAAGTTTAGGAATAGACCCAAATGCATTAATGCAATTCCAAGCTAGAATTGGTGCGGTTACTAATTCAGTAGGCTTAATGGGTGAGACATCTATAGCTACACAAAAGGCTCTTTCTATGTTGTCCTCAGATTTATCTTCATTAAAAAATGAGGATTTAGAGTCTGTTATGAATAATTTGTCTAGTGGTCTTATTGGTCAATCTAGGGCATTGTATAAGTATGGTATTGATATTACTAATGCAACTCTAAAGACATATGCTTATGAGCATGGTGTTACTAAGGCTGTTTCCGCTATGACTCAGAGTGAGAAATTACAGTTAAGGGTATTAGCAATCTTAGACCAGTCAAAAATAGCATGGGGCGACCAGGCAAACACAATCAATTCTGTAGCTAATCAATATAGATTGATGAAACAACAGATATCTAATTTAGGTAGAGTAATAGGAAATCTATTTTTGCCTATAGTTCAGAAAGTTTTACCATATCTGAATGCTTTTATTATAGCATTGCGTAGAATTGGTGAGTTGGTAGGGCTAAAAATATTTGGTAGTGATTGGCAGAAAAACCTTAATAGCGGTGTTTCAAGTGGTAATTTTGACGGAATAGAAGAGGGTGCAGAAGATGCAGCTGATGCTATGGATGATGCAACTAAATCTGCCAAGAAACTAAAACAAGCCACAATGGGATTTGATGAATTGAATATCATTAGCCAGGATAGTTCAAGCGGTAGTGGTAGCGGTTCTGGTGGTGGTGGTTCAATTGATTTATCAGATGATATTAATGCTGCTTTGGCTGAATATGAAAAAGTATGGAACGATGCTTTTAATAATATGGCTAACAAAGCAGAAGAACTTGCAGATAAATTTATGAGTTTTGTAGAGGCTAAAGATTGGTTTGGTCTTGGAAGATGGCTTGCGGATGGACTAGAGGGATTATTAGAGGATATTCCATGGAATAGCATATATCAAGGTGCTAAAGATTTTGGAAAAGGACTAGCACAATTCCTAAATGGTCTGATATCCCCATCATTATTTTATGATGTTGGTAAAACCATTGCTAACTCATTAAATACTGCAATTTATGCTACATGGGAATTTGCTAAGAATTTTGATTTCAGCAATTTAGGTGTAGCTATTGGCAATTACATTAATGGATTTTTTCAAAATTTTGATTTTGCGGCATTAGCGCAAGACTTAAATGCATGGGTAGATGGTTTAGAAACAGCAATAGGTAGTGCATTAGATACTATTAAATGGAAAGATGTGTTTAAGGGGTTATATGACTTTGTTAGCAATCTTGAAATTGATACAGTAGGTGCTATAGTTGGTGTTTTAACAATTAAAAAGGTAGGTAAGGTTGCAATCGGTGAAGCAATAGGAACTTTTATTTCAGGAAAGCTAAAAGCTTTATTGACAGGAATATCTATTAAAGAACTTGGCATCAATATCTTAAAAATTGTCCCATCATTTGCAGGAACAGCGGCTTTTGATACGGTAGCATTCGAAATAGTAGGTCAATTAGATATTGCCCTTAGCAAATTAGCACCTAAACTATCTCATGCACTTGGAAAATTGTTACAAGGTGCTGTTGAAGGTGGTGTAGCAGGTTCATGGATTCCAGGTATAGGAACTATAGCAGGTGCTATCGTTGGTTCATTGGCAGAAGCACTTAATGACTTTAATCCTAAGATATTCAAATTTGAATGGACTAAATATTGGTGGGATGAATGTATAAAATCATTTAAACGTGCTTTCAATTCGAAAGATTTAATCGAATTTGGCGGTAATATTTTTGAGGGAATTATTGAAGGGTTTGTTACAGCAATAACATTCATAACAGAACCTATAAGTCAATTTTTCGTTGGAATATGTGAAGCATTGGCAAATAAATTTGATATGCATAGTCCTGCAAAAAATATGTACCCATTTGGTAAAAATATCTTTCTTGGAATATTAGAAGGTTTTAAATCACAATTTGGTGAGTGGGGAAAAGCTATCGAAGATTGGTATAACAATCATGTGAAACCATGGTTTACTAAAGAAAAATGGCAGCAACTTGGAAATGATGTTAAATCTGGATTAGGTGAAAAATGGATTGAGATTTCAACTAATGTAGCTACTACGTGGGAAAATATTAAAACTACAATAGGTACTAAGTGGGGAGAAATCAAAACTGATACAGCAGCAAAATGGGATGAAATAAAATCTGACCTTGATTCCAAGTGGGAAGATACCAAGACAAAAGCTAGTGAAACTTGGCAAAATCTAAAAGATACAATTGGTACTAAATGGAGTGAAATAAAAGATGATACTTCTACAAAGTGGTCTGATATAAAGTCAGATTTAGGTGATAAATGGAGCGATATTAAATCAGATGCTAATAGTAAATGGTCTGAAATGAAATCTAATATTGCTACAAGATGGACAGAGGTAAAAAATGATACTTCAACTAAGTGGTCTAACATAAAGTCAGATTTAGGTACTAAATGGAGTGATATTAAATCAAATGCTAGTATTAAATGGTCTGAGATGAAGTCTAATATTACTACAAGATGGAGTGAAATAAAAACTGATACTTCTGCTAAATGGGGAACTATAAAAACTGATTTGTTAGGTAAATGGGAAACTCTAAAAACAAATTCAAAAACTAAATTCGGTGATGTAGAAACTAACATTGTAGGTGCGTGGAATAATATTAAAGAAGGAATGACAAAAGCTTGGGATGAAGCTATAGAAACCATTAAAACAGCATGGAATAATTTCGCTAATTGGCTTAATGAAAAGCTTACATGGAGAATTGACCCAGTTGTTGTTGCAGGTAAAACATTATTTGAAGGTACAACAATTAATCTTGGTAAGATTCCAACATTTGCAATGGGTGGTTTTCCAGAGGACGGATTATTTTTTGCAAACCATAGCGAGTTAGTCGGACAGTTCTCTAATGGTCAAACAGCAGTAGCAAACAATGAGCAGATTATCGAGGGCATCAGAAGTGGTGTTGCAAGTGCGGTAAGAGAAGAATTAGGCTACTATCTAAGAGATATTGCTGATAACACTAATGCAACAGCTAACAACACAGAAGATATCAAAAATAAGCCAAATCAGACATTATCTAATAGAGATATTGCAAGGGCTAACAGAATTGGTTCTAGGTCAATGGGATTAACCCTACGGACAACTTAAAAATGTTTAGGAGTGATTAGAAATAGTCACTCCTTTTTTATTGCAAAAATCGAAATGGAAGATTTTCCATGATACGATAATTGAGGTAGAAAAAATGGGAACTTTAGTTAATAGAGATTTCTTAATTATAAATGGTGTTCGAATGCCTATTCCTGCACCAGGTCTTACAGTTGATTCAGCTATAGGTGTGGATGCAGGTAGAAATGCCAATAATGAAGTCGTTGGTCAAGTTGTTGGACGTAGACAGTATAAACTTAACAATCTTGCTTGGCATGGTTTATCTGAGGAAGAATGTAAAACTATTCTTGATGCAATCGAACCATTTTATGTGAAAGTTACTTACAGAGATATCACAGGAGTTACAAGAACACACACAATGTACCCTGGAGATACTAGCGGTAAACCTTATATGGTTACAAATATGCATTACGATTTTATGGAAGATTTGCATTTTAATTTAGTCGATGCCGGATGGGATGATTTAGAGGTAAGCTAACATGAAAAGAGTATCTAATGCCTATAAACAGGCAATGAATAAGCGAATCCGTGACCATTCTTACATGGTTGTCTCAGTAGGTATTATATCCAATGAGGCACAAGCAAGTGCAGCAGTGTCTAATCAAACACATTACCTAAGCAATAATACATTTTTTCTGCATGACAGGGATATAACAGTAAGATATGCAACATTTGAGGAACAACAGACATTGGCTGATGGTTCAGTTTTATTTCCACCACAAGAGAGTGAATACTATCAGACAGCAGATACACAGTGTATATCAAAGAATATCAAAGGAAATATTGTTGTTAGCTTTGATAATGCCTATGACATTAAAGGATTAACCCTAGACTTTACGGATGATTACCCTACTGAGTTTCAAATTATTATCAATGGCACAACGATATACAGCTACACAAATGATGCAAGAGTATTTGTTAGCACTGATAATTACGATGATGTAAGGACAATAACGATTAAGCCTATACATTTTATCAATGGGGATAACAAGAGGCTCAGACTTGAAGTAATGCGAATGGGAGTAGGTATCGTATTTCAGAATGAAGATATAGAGTCTGCATCCATTACTGATAGTGCATCCTTTGTCTCAGAGGAATTGCCACAGCTAGATTTCAATGTTACCTGTTTTGATAGGAATAAGAGATTTAATGTGGATGATGATAATTCTTTTATTAACTACTTAGAGGGCGGTCAAGCTATGAATTGCTCAATAGGTATTGAGTTAGACAATGGTGATACAGAATGGGTGGATATGCCTATTACATACTTATCAAGTTGGTCTAGTGATGGTAATAGAGTTTCATTTACAGGTGTTGATAGGTTGGCATTATTAACCACTAAATATACTGAGGGTAACACAATACATACACGTACATTGTACGATGATGCCAAGGCAATATTTGATTTTCTAGGTTTTGAGCCAGATGAATACTTAATAGATGATGTGCTAAGAAATGTTGTGGTTACAAATCCGTTACCTTTGGTGTCATGTGCGGAATGTCTACAGCTAATAGCTAATGCAGGTAGATGTGCATTAAAGCAAGATACAGACGGAGCGGTACAATTGCTGCCTAACTTTGAAAATATTGTTGAGCCTACAGACATTGAAGTATCAACAAGTGATAATGCATATTGGTCTAAATCAGACATTACGGGTGAGGGTTCACCTTATGTATATGCTGATATGACAAGGCAGTTTGTAAGTGCTGATGGTTCGTTTCTATTTATGCCTAAAACTAACGAAACAATACAACAAAGTGGTTTTGTTACTGATGAAATATCAGATGATAACGGATATTTTCATACTAACCCATCAATAGAATTGAAATTACCTGCGGCTTTTACATACCACGGAATTGATTTTGAATTTGCAGGTGTTCCACCTGTTAGTTTCACAGTAGAAACCTATGACAGTGGCGAACTTATAGACAGTGTGGTAGCAACAGACATAACCAATGATTACAAGCTTAATTATAGTTTTTATAACTTTGATGAAATTAGGTTTATTTTTACACAGGCACAGCCACGAAACAGAGTTGTTTTACAAAAGGTAGCCTTTGGTCTGTTATCAGATTATAGATTGATGAAACAGGATATGTACTGTAACCCTATAGGCACGATAGAGCCTAAAACCAAGGCGGTTAGTGTAAAGATATTTTCATTCGAGAATAAAACCTCTGGTGGAGTCACAAAACCATCTGTTATTGATGATGATGTCTATTACACACATACAATTGAAACAGTTGGCGAGGTTGTCACCTTTGAAAATCAATTGATAGGTACACAAGCCCATGCACAACAGGTAGCTGAATGGTTAGCCAATTATTATTCAAACAATGTTACATACAAGGTTGATTATCGAGGCGAACCAAGAATTGAGTCATTAGATTATATGTACATGGACTCAGATATATTAAACAATTTGCAAGTTGAGGTAGAGAGCGCATCGTTACAATTTAATGGTGCGTTAAGGGGTTCTCTAAATCTTAGACGAGCAATTAATATGATAAGTGAGTAAAGGAGATGCATATGAAGAAAATCATTGATGGTAAGCTTTACAACACAGCAACGGCTACACTTATTATCACATTATACAGTGGGGCTAGAAATTCACAGAGAGACTATTACAGGACAGCTAAAGGTGCTTTTTTCGTACACTATCTGAGAGTTAATGCAATGGACGTAATTCCAGAGGACACAATGAAGGCTTTGTTAATGGAATATGATGTTGATAAGTACCTTGAATTATTTGGTGATGAAGAAGAAATAGAAGAGGGCTAATTATGGCATGGATTAAACCTAAAACCGATTGGGTGGCAACAGATAAAATTGATAGTCACGATTACAACCGAATAGCAGGGAATTTACAATATATGGCTGATAAAATGAAGCTCATTATTCAGCAATATCAAATACAATCCTATGATAGTTTACCTTATGCAGATAAATGGAATATTGCAGAGGATAACTTAGAATTGATTAATGAACTGTCCTACGACTTTACTATAGGACAAAAAAAGCAGTTTAGAACAGGTGGCAATTATATTGACTATAAAGAACTAAATAGGCTAGAAAATGCTACATTGCGTATTCATAACGTATTTATTAATCAAGAAGAATTAGCAAGACATTTTGCATTTACCTGTGGTGGTACAAGGATGTTTGATGTGCCGAGAAGAAATCAAAGTGCTAATGCTAATGTAATGGGTTACAGAATGTCCTTTAGATTAGGAACTACGAAAGGAGTATATAACTAATGGCTGATTTGAGAACGAATTATAAAGACGATATATTGTCTACGGCAGAAGAGGGAACACGAAAATTTAATATAGTAGATGCTAACGGAAATGCGCTGTATGAGGGAGTACATTTAGAGGATGTATCTAATTACTTACAGGTCGGTGATGAATATGGTGCAGATGAAATTAATGAGCAAAACGAGGCGATAAATAATCATACTAACATTATTGGCGATACGGATATTTCGGATATTGGAGATGGAACTGCCACAGGTGCTATTTCTAAACTAAATGGTATAGTCTCTAAAGCAAATCGTCATACAGGCACATATCTAGCAGAAGTAGGCACACATGAGGGTTCAGCACTAGCAAAAAGAATATATGGTATGTCAGTACAAGATGGTACACCAACACCAGATAGCCCTGTGGATATTGTAAGTGCTAAAGCTGATTTTAAATGTGTGGGTAAGAATTTGATTCCTTATCCGTATCTGTACCAAAAAGAAAGAGGTAATCCCACATTGCTTAATGGAGTAACATGGACAGTTAATGCTGATGGAACAATATCGGCGGTGGGAACAGCATCCAATAATTCAAATTATTATTTAATGGATTGGAAAGATGAAATCTTGTTCCATGCTGGAGAAACTTATACTTTAACTGGTTGTCCTAGTGGTGGAAGTGGGACAACATATAGCATTATGTTGTTTGGATTTCTACCAGACCAATCGGGAAGTGAATTAACTCCTACTTTTCATAAATTTGACACAGGAAATGGTGTTACATTTACAATACCACAGGATTGCTACATAAGAATATATTGCAGAGTTACAAATGGAACTACTGCACCAACTGATGCATTCAAGCCAATGCTAACCCTAGCAGATGCCGACCAAACCTACGAAGTAAATCAGCACAAAGATGTAACAACTGACCTTACTCTACGTTCAATAGAAGTAGCCTCAACAGATGATTACACTTACGAACGTGATGGAAAGTATTATATAGCTGATACTATAGATTGGTCTGAGGATAGAGGGTATGAGATTACCAGGAGAATAAAGGAAATCACTATTGATGAAAATAACACATCAGACTGGTATGAAGCATCAACTGCGGTATACGACCAAATTACTTATTCCCTCGATACCATAACGTCAAATGTTACATTAATGTGCAATCAGATGCCTAACGTAGCATCATGGACACCGAACAATTGTTTTGTGAGAAGTTCAAATCATCTTGCGCATTTCTTGTTTGACGCAAACAAATTTGGTTCAAAAGAAAACGCAATTGCTTATTTTACAAATAATCCATTAGTATTTACTTATGTAAAAGATACTCCAACAACCGAGTCTATCACCTCAGAACAGGCACAGGCACTACTTAGCCTAAAGACCTATGATGAAGCTACAAGTATCACAGCCACTTCTGATATAGAGCCAACAATAGACCTAGAATATGCTACATCTGAAATGAGTGCAAAAGCATTGACAGGGCATAATGAGGGATATATAGCACAGGAATTAGAGAGTGTGTATGGTGTTAAGAATTTGATACCTTATCCGTATTATGAAACGACTAAAACGATTAACGGACTTACATTTACTGTTAATGATGATGGTAGTATTACTGTTAATGGTACATCAACTCAAGAAACTCCATTAATATTAGTGTCTAGTAATCAACAATCATATATTGAGCCTGGAACATATAAAGTGACATTACCAGAGGGAACACAAAAACAGTTCCTTAGAGTATATGATTATACTAATGGTGGTAGATTGTGGGATTATAACTCAACAGGAGATATGGTTGTTAGCCAAAGATGTCTGTTAGGTGCAAATTTAATTATTAGAGGTAATGAAACATTAGATAATAAGGTATTTCATCCAATGCTCCGTCCTGCCTCTATTCAATCTAATGAGTATCAACCTTATGCAATGAGTAATTACGAGCTAACTAAGAAAATCAAAGAACTTGAAACAGCATTAACAGAATTAACTTCACAGTAAAGGAGAGAAATTATGTTTAATTTAACTGAGTACATTAAGAAAAACCTTATCAACGGATTTATGGATGGCACATGGAGCGAGTCAAAGGTATCACAGCTTGCTATTGGCTACCTTGACAAAGGACACCTTACACTAGAGGATATTGAGGAAATTGATGCTAAGATTCAGCAAATAAAAGAGGACAGAGCAAATGAGATTGTTGAAGAGGCTGACGTGCAAACACAAGAGGAAGATACAGACAACGGAGATGTGGAGTCTATGGAGTAGCGAACACGTCACATGGGTTTGTGTCGACTGCGGAAAGAGATTTTATTGATTAAAAATTAATATTGAGAAAAGCAAAAAGCTTAGTTGAAATGTTTTTCAGACAAAATGAAAAGTAACGATTAAAGGGCTACTACACAAGTAGTCCTTTTTTATTGTGCAAAATTCAAATTACAAAACTAGAAACTACAATGAAGTTAAGTAGTAAAAAGTTTATAGAAAGGGAAAAATTATGGCATTACGAACAGATTACACAGATGATATTTTGGATTTAGACCAAAATACAAATAGAAAATATACAATAACAAACAATCAAGACAATTCTGTATCATTCACAGATGTAACAGCCTATGCGCAAGAGGGTTCAACATTTGGTGCAGATGATTTTAACAGAACTAATGCAAAGGTTAATGAGTTAGAAAATTCTTTTTCCCAAGCACTAACTGATTTAAAGGCAACAGCAATAGCACAGGCAGTTGGTGCGGTTGGGAATACATTCGCTAGTGTTATTGCGACTTTAGCAACTATCGTAAACAGAGGTGCTGTATCAAAAACATTAGGACTAGGTGAAAGCTATACAGTACCACAAGGCTATCATAATGGTAGTGGCAAAGTTAGTGTAAGTATCACATCCCAAGAAAAGACAATTACTGCAAGTCGTTCACAGCAGATTGTTACACCTGATAATGGCAAGGTATTGTCAAAGGTTACTGTCAACAAATATCCAGATGCAAGCGGAACATATACAGCAACTAGCAGAGGTTCAGCCTTAGACATGGGGGCAGGAAACAATCTTAGATATGTCAATACAAACGGAGTACCTAACACAAATAGTGATACATATAATGTTACATCCAATGGCACTAAAGACATGGGGGCAACTAATACCAATAGATATGTAAGTGTTAATGTACCTAATACTAATAGTGGTACATATAATGCCACTAGTAGAAATTCAGCCCTAGACATGGGGGCAAACAATAGCATTAGATATGTCAATACAAATGGTGTGCCTAACACTAATAGTGATACATATTCAGTTACAAGTAATGGCACAAAGGATATGGGGGCAACAAATAATTATAGATATGTAAGTGTATCTGTACCAATGCAAGAATCATCAAATACAAATTCAAATGGTATGGGTGGTGGCGGTCATAGAACTTGTTATACTTCGGTTATTGATACTGCAAATACTTTTACAAAGTTAGCAAAAGTAAGTTCTACAGTGTCAGCACCAAGTCATACATCGAGTACAACAAATACAATAACACTTCAAGGTTCTAACGATAATTCAAGTTGGTCAAATATAAAATCAATTACTTTTGACAGGGGAAGAGGAGCATCTAATGTAACTGGAGCAACAGAATATACAGTGGCAACGTATAGATACCTTAGAGGATATGGAGATAGTGGAAGTGATGGTAATGAAACAGGTTCTTTATCTATAAGTGTTTATCATACTTAGTTCATTTTGCAAAATCTATATTGATAGTTTATATGGATATTCATTTGTAGAATATTATGAAATAACAGTTAATTTTTAGGGGCTATTAAGCCCCTTTTTTAAGTTGGCACAAAGATTGTACTCGATAAAATACAATTTTTATTGTGTATTATCCCCCTTAAAAATCGAAATGGGAAAATTTAGGGTATAGAATACTTATATCAAATAAAAACTATTAAAGAAAAGGGGTATAAGACCATGAAAATCTTACGAGATTATTTAGAATCAGAACTAGATTTATTTAGGAAAGAGTGCAATTTTACAGAAAGTGAATTAGAGTATTTTAATCTAAAAGCATCTGACAAATCTAATGTTCAAATATCTATAGAGATGCAAGTATCTACATCTCAAGTCTCCAAATTAGCAAAGCGAGTAAAAGACAAAATTACAAAGCTTGAAAGTATGCAATAATCGTATGATTAATGTGTAAAAATCGGGTAGACAACGTGTGATTTTAGGTTGTCTATCCGTTTTATTATGTCCATAGAGAGGTAATCCCTATGGCATATAAATATTACAATTCTAATCCTTTAAACAAAATAGTTGGTGATTGCGTAATAAGGGCGATATCTGCGGCATTTGGAATACCCTGGGTAAATGCCTATACAGAATTAGCAATCTATGGATTAGAAAAATGTGATATACCATCTTCAAATAACCTTTGGGGTTCATATCTAAGAGAAAATGGCTATAAGGTAATTCCTCTACCAGATAACTGTCCTGATTGTTATACAGTACGTCAATTTGCAGAAGAACATCCACATGGAACGTACATATTAGCGACAGGTAATCATGCAATCGCCTGTATCTCAGGAACTTATATAGACAATTGGGATTCAGGAGATGAAATAGTAGCTTATTACTTTGAAAAGAGGGAATAGCCATGATTAATCACAATCCGTTCTTAAACAATCCATATTTACAAGCATTACAACAGAATCAACAAATGATGGCTGAAAGAAATAGTCAGAGCCAGGGAACAGTTTTTACACCTGTTCATAGTGATAACGAGGTTTTAAATTCACCTGTAGCACCTGGCAACACAATTTATTTTAAGCATGAGACAGAACCTTATATTTACACTAAATCTATGGGAATGTCTCAGTTTGAAGTACCTCAGACTAAGAAATACAAACTTGAAGAGGTAGAAATGACTAATGGTGCTATCAATGTTCCTACAGAACCAACAAGTCAACCTAAACAGACTCAACCTAAGTATTTATTGGAAGATGATATAAAGCCTATATTAGACGAATTAAGACAATGCAAGGAAGAGTTAAATGATTTAAGGGCTAGGTTAGAAAAAGAGGTTGTAGAGCCTGTTACAAAGCCTACAAAGGCTAATACTAGCACACCAACAAAGGAGAAATAGCCATGAATATGCCTTTTGGAAATATACAAGGCTTAATGCAAGCCTATCAACAGTTTATGACAAATAGACCTAAAGATTTAGGAAATGACCCAAACCAAGTTATTCAGAAAATGATGAATAGCGGTGCTGTAAATCAACAGCAATATAACCAGGCTAAATCTATAGCAAATATGATTAAGAGATTTATGCCTAATAAATAGTTCAAATTCGTGCGCACGATTTGAAAATACATCAACCGGTTAGTCGCTAGATGGCTAATCGCTAACCACATTAAATAGTGGTAGAAAGGAGCATTATATGTCACTTACAGATGACAATGGAACAGGAATGGTCATGCCTGTAGCACCTGCGTATGGCGGTGGTTTTGGCAATGGAATGGGCGGTTTCGGTTTCGGTGGTGATGGTGCTTGGCTGATTTTATTCATCCTCTTAGCTTGTGGCGGTGGATGGGGAAATGGCTTTGGCGGATTTGGTGGCTTTGGTGGTGGTCTTGGAATAGATTTTCCATGGCTACTCAATGGTCAGCAGAGCATTATGAATGGGGTAAACTCAGGATTTGATAATGCTGCTCTTACAAGTCAGCTTTCAGCTATTCAGACAGCCATTACATCAGGTTTTGCTAATGGTGAAGTTGCAGATTGCAACAGAGCAATGGCACAGGTACAGGCTACACATGGTAGTGAAATCTCTGCACTTGAAAGAAGTTTTGCAGCCCAGACAGCTACAACTCAGGGCTTTACAGACCTTGCATCACAGCTTGCTAATTGTTGCTGTGAGAATCGCCTTGCTACAGCTAATCTTGGCTCAGATATTGCAAGAGAGGCTTGTGCAGATAGGGCAGCTGTTTCTAATGGCATCAGAGATGTGATTGCTAATCAGACAGCAGGTTTCCAGAGCATATTGACACAAATGTGCAATGACAAAATGGATGCAAAGAACGAGAAAATCGCTGAATTACAGGCTCAGTTGCAGATGGCTCAATTAGCTGCAACACAGAATGAGCAGACAGCACAGATTCAGGCAGGTCAGAGGGCATTAGCTAACGAGGTAGAATCCTTTGTTAAGCCACCTATCAATCCTGCATATATCGTACCTAATCCTTATGCTTGCTATTACGGAAGCAACGCAGGTTGCGGATGTAATGGTGGATTCTAATAAGGGGGTGTGACTATGGCAGAATATGTTGCTAATGCGGTACAGAATGTGGCATTAAACAATGCTATCACCTTAGATGCATCTATTCCTTGTAACAAAGGCTATGTTCTACATGAAGATGGCACAGGGAATTTTTATCTCCGTGGTTGCACTCCTAACTGTTTTGCTAGATACCAGGTTATTTTCAATGGAAACATTGCAATACCTACAGGCGGTGAAGTAACACCAATTGCAATAGCAATTTCAGTTGATGGAGAAACTAGACAGGTTAGCACAGCAGATTATACACCTGCTGCCGTAGATACTTATGGAAATGTGACTACCACAGCTATAGTAACAGTTCCTAGAGGCAATAGTAGAACTGTATCAGTTCGCTATGTAGATGCAACAGTTGATGATGCAGCTACAACACCAACCCCAAGTATTGAGGTTAAAAATGCTAACTTAGTCATTACCAGAATAGCATAGGAAAGGAGATAGAACCATGAAAGTTTTAGAGGACCTTTGCGATGTTCTTGAAGATGAACTCAAAGAGATTGTCAGGACAGGCGATATGTCTCCACAAGTGCTAGATAACACCTATAAGGCAGTAGATATTCTAAAGGATATTGAAACCATTAAAGCTATGAAGGAAGCCTCTTATGGCGGTAATTCATACATGGGTGGCTCATATATGCCATATTATGATGATGATTATAGTATGGCTAGAGGTAGAGGTAACAATGCTATGAGAGATAATCGTGGCAGATACAGTAGAGATGACGAAAAAGAACATCTTATGAAAGAGATGGAGAACATGAAACGTCAGCTTGAACAGATGCAAAGATAATTAATTTTTTCATTTTAGGGGTAGAGATTTATTCTCTACTCCTTTTAAATTTGTACCAAAAATTGTACCAAAGATTGTCAAAAGCCTTTATTTACAAGGCTTATAGCATATATTAATTAGGGTTCGAATCCCCCTCTCGCTACTTTAAGCCTATCCCTTGTGGTTAGGCTTTTTCTTTTGTTTTCAAGGGATTTAAGGCTATTTTTCGTTATTAATAATTTAGTTGAACTAAAGCTATTTAGTCATTTTAAAACAAAATTTGTACCAAGAATTGTACCAAAACTACACAATATTACATAAATGAGGAAAACGCATTTTTCATACTAGCCATTCCCTCATTAGGGTCAAGATTATATCTGTACACTCTAAGCATAGTGCTAGGGTCATCCCATCCTAACCATGCCATTACCTGCTCATCAGTAAATCCTTTTTTATGGAGTAGGGCAGCGCAAAAATGTCTAAGCATATGCAATTTAAATCTAGGAATGTCCAAATCATCTTGTGCTTTGGTTAAAAATTTGTTAAGTGCTGATGTAGAACCTTTATAAGCCATTCCATCATTAGCCTTAATAGATTTAACCAGGTCATCATCTATAGGGATTCTGCGATAGGATGCAGAAGTCTTTGGGTGGTCCTTTATTTGTTCTTTGTTGTTTTTATCAACGATTAAATCTTTAGAGACAGTAAGTACATTATCTTCATCAATATCTTTAGCAGTAATACACATAGCTTCGCCACGTCTAAGACCTAAAACACACAATCTTAGAATATTTTCATACTTAGTACCTTTGGCATACTCAGTAATAGCCTTTATATCCTTTGTAGTAGGCTCATAATCCATCTTTTTAGTGCCTGTTGGTAATTTCACTGCATATTTAAAATTTGGTCTATATTCGTCTAATACGGAGTGCCAGAACCCATGTAAATTTTTAGTGGATTTTGGAGCATGATTTTCAGAGTATTCTTTGATTAATTTTTTCATACTATCTTCGGTAATATCGTATAGATTAGTTTCTAAAAACCATGTAGGTGTGTGTCGCAGCATTCTATCATAGCCACGTATAGTAGTAGGAGACAGTTTTCTTTCTTTTTTTTCGATAAAATTAGCACCGAATGTTTGCATAGAGCCTGAATCGGTGCTAGTTGGTATATCTTCATCCATTTTCTTAGCAAGAAGTATAGTAGCCTCTTTTTGCGTTGGCTTATGGTCAACAGTAACCATATACAGTTTACCTTTATACATTTGACGTATTCTATATGCATCTCCACGTTTTTCTATTGTCATAAAAATTTTTCTCCTAAAAATATCGAAATCAAAAATAATCGTGTTATAATATATTTGGTCAAGATAATCAGGCTAGGCAGAAACCCCCCTTTTCAAGTGTCTAGCCTAATAATTTTATTTGTCTAAATTTTTTCTTTAGATTCTCGCATTTTTTCTTGCAGATATTCCGCATATAACATTATTCTTTTTAATTGAGGAATAGACCATGTATTCATGCACTTTTCAACATCTTCAATAGTTATATTCTTGGATAAGGCATTAGATTCATCTTCCCATCCCATAAGATAAGCTGATGTAACATTTAATGCTTTCGCTACTACATCAATCTTTTTCAGAGAAATTTTATCACCAGAGGATTCTATTTTGCTAATAGACGAGCGACTATTCCAACCACATTTTTTAGCTAAATCCTCTTGACTATAACCTAATTCAATTCTTTTGTTGCTAATTCTTTCACCAATCGTCATAAAACATAATCCTTATATTTTCCCCCATTAATTAAACTATACAATAAAATTCTAAAAAAAGCGAATAAAAGTGTTGACAAAAACGGAAACAATGATTAAAGTTAATGTTGTTGAAGGAAATGGAAACATCTAATCAACAATCTATGAAAGGGGGAAATAATCAGTGGTGAATACTGCACTTTTAGAAAATAAGATTTCCGATTCAGGTTTGAAAAAGAAATATATTGCTGAAAAGTTAGGGATTTCAACTAGGACTTTCGCAAAGAAAATCAAGAATGAATCCCCAATTATGGGCGATGAAATTTCACTATTATGTGAGATTTTAAATATTTCTGATAACAACCAGAAGACGGAAATTTTTTTGTCTTAAATGTTGATAAATATGGAAACATAAAAGAAAGGGGAATATATGCCAAGAGTAAAACCCTTAACAGTAGACCATGAAGTTGATTATCAATGGTCGAGGCTTTCAGAAAAGTTAATAGCGGATATCGCTATATCAGGAATTAAAAAGAAAGACCTAGCAAGGGTTAGCGGTGTAACTCCAGGGGCGATATCACAACAATTGAATAATAGGAGAATAACCATGCAAACCTATTTAGCATGGCAGATTTTAAAGGGAGAAAAATAATGAAATTGGATTTAAAGGGGATTGTTCAAGGTTGCTGCATGATTGGTCTATTCATTGGAATACTTCTAATTGATGCAAACCTAATTCTTGGAGCAGGGATAATAATATCCTGCATTGCTTTATTTGCATTACTTGAAAAGGGGGATAAGTATTGAAAAAAATATATCTTACAGTTCTATTGGCTTGTTCTTTGAGCCTAAGTTTTTCAAGCACTACGATAGCTGAGGACTATCAAACAGAAATTGAATATATTGATTCAAAAATGCCAGAGTCGCAAAGGCAGCTAGTACATCAATATGCAGAGGAATATTGCATCAGTGAAGAATTGTTGCAAGCACTTATATTTTGTGAATCTAGTTATCAGATGTCAGCTGTGAATGAAAGTAGCGGATGTTATGGTCTGGCACAGGTCAATCCAAATGTTCATGGATATAGCTATGACACTGAGGAAAAGCAGATACAGAAAGCTTGTGAAATTTTAACTGAACATTTAAAGGAAACATCTGATATCGCCTATGCTTTGGCTGCTTTTAATGGGCAAAGTAATGCCTATTCAGATTATCTCAATGGCACTAATACTGAGGATGAATTTGTATCTAAGGTATTCAGAATTGCATACGATTTAGAAGTTTTGCATGGCAAACATGACTACGAGAAAGGGGAAGTTTATGAAGAACCTTAAAAAGCTAACTAGAACCATGAAAGAATTGGTTCGCAAGGAAGGATTAGACCCAAAACACTATGGCTTAGTGTGGGGTAGCAATGATGTATTTAAGATTCAGCATAAAGAAACAGGCGAAATTAAATACATTCAAATGTAGAAAAGGGAGATTTCTATATGAGTAGTGATATTAAAAAACAATCTATAGATGGTTATGTATCTGAATATGGTACTAAGCATAACGAAAATCCTATGAAGGCAATTCAGACAGCTATGTGCAAGGAATTTATCGAATATGCGGATGAAAGAGATACAGCTATCTATCAGGAAGAAAAGGAGAATACAGATGATAATTTATAGCGGATTTTGGGCAGGATTTATCAGCGGATTTTTTGTTGCATTTGTGGTGATTATGATACTAGCAACTATTAGTAATTATAAGCAGCAGAAAGCTAAAGAACAAATGGGAAAGTTTTTTAACGCACTGCATGATGCAGCTAAAGAAGCAAAGGAAAGGAGCGAACAAAAGTAAATGGTAGTAACAATAAAATCTATTTCCCTGAATCAATTCAAGGGAATTAAGGAAAAGACTTTTGAATTTGATGGGAAAACATCAGTTGTAAAGGGCAAGAATGCTAGTGGCAAGACTACTATTGCCAATGCATTTTATTGGCTATTAACTGATAAGGATATTGACCTTAACAGTAATCCAAATGTAAAGCCATTAGATGTAGAAGAATGTCAGCCTACAGTAACTATGGTAATTAATGTTGATGGTAAGGATATTGAGTTATGCAAGTCTCAGAAGATTAAAACTTCTAAGCCAGATGAAAATGGAATTGTGAAATCAAGTAGCACTAATACTTATTTGATTAACCAGGTCCCAAAGACAGAGAGAGACTTCAAAGCATATCTTGAAGAATTAGGACTTCCATCCACAGATGCCTTATTAATGATGTCTCATACAAATGTCTTTGTTGGAATGAAAAATGCTGATATGCGTAAGGTCCTTTTTGAGATGGTTAAAGACCATTCTGATAAGGATATAGCTGAAAAGCTAGGAAATGTTCCTGAGTTAGCAGCTATGCTTGATAACTACACTTTAGAAGAAGTCACTGCTATGCAAAAAGCAAGTATTAAAAAGACAAAAGAGCAGTTGGATGGTATTCCTTCTCAGATTGAAGGATTGGAGATGGCAAAGACAGAGGAACAGGACACATCAGAAGTTGAATTGCTTATTAAGTCATTGAATGAAGATATAGCTGCCAAACAAGCAGAAATAGACGAAATCAAGGCTGAATCTAGTCGGTATAGCAATTTACTACAAGAGGGTTTGAAGCTTGATTTTGACCGAAATAGCGAGTTGCAGCGCATGAATGAGTTAGCTATGTCAGGCAGAAAAGAGATTGAAAACAAACTCAATGATTCCGCTAATATCCTTGTTGATTTAAAAAGACGTATCAATACTTGCAATGCCGATATTTCTCAGACAAACCAAAGAATTGATAAAAACAATAAGGAGTTTGAGGATTTAAAGGCTGAATATGAAGCCTTAAAGAATGCCAAGTTTGACGACAGCAACTTAATTTGTCCTTGTTGCGGTCAGACTTATCCACAAGATAAGCAGGATGAAATTAAGGCTAAATTTACCTCAGATAACACAGCTAAGATGCATCAGATTAATTTAAGGGCTAAAGACATTACTACTGTGACAGGACAGCTACAGGATGATGTAAAGGCTATAACAAAGGTTCTTGAAGATAAAAAAGCTGAATTAGAGCAAACAGAAAAACTTGTTGCTGAGTTAGATAAACAGCTTACAGATTTTAAGCCTACAGAGGTTGCAGATACACCAGAGTTAAAAGCTATTGATGAAAAGATTGCTGAGAATAAAAAGGCAGTTGAAGAAATCAAGGCTCATAACAATGACAGCAGGCTTGCAAAGGCTAATGTAGAAATGGCTGATTTACAAAATAAGTTAGCTGATGCAAACAAGGTTATCGGTGCTAATTCAAATAATGTTCGTATTGATGCTCAGATTGAAGAATTACAAGAAAAGCAAATTCAGTTAGAACAGGCTAAAGCTGATTGCGAAAAGATTCTATTCCAAATTGAATTACTTTCACGCAAGAAAAACGATGTTGTGGCTGATGAAATCAATTCTTATTTTAACCTTGTTCAGTTCAAATTGTGGGAAATGCAGAAGAATGGAAATATTAAAGATTGCTGCATTCCGATGTATCAGGGTAAGGAATTAGGAGTATCTACTAATACTGCTTTAGAGTTGGCTATCAAGATTGATATATGCCAGGGCTTACAGAAATTCTACGATTGTGAAACTGTGATATTCGTTGATAATGCAGAATGCCTTGATACTCAGAATTACCATCAGATTAGGGGATTCAATCAGTTTATTTTCTTGGCAGTTACAGACGATGAATTAACAGTTGTGAAAGGGGAATAAATAAGTGTTAGAGTTTGAGAATTTCAAAATCACTCCATTGGAGTTTGATTACAAGTTATCCAAGCCATATATAGGAAAAGACAAAAAAACAGGTGAGGAAAAGGAATATGAAAAAATTATAGGCTATTTTCCAAATATTCCATCTGCTTTAAAGAGAATTAGAGAGATGGCTATTAAAGAAGAAATCAGCCTGAATACAGTTGATTTAGATAACACAATCAAAATTATGGAAGATGTAAATAATGCATTTATTCAGTATTTGGATAGTTCGTTTATA